TCGGAGGCGGGAGGCTTTCCCGTATCGGCAGCGGCTCCGAGAATGGATGTGGAAACCGGGTAATAGTAAGTGTCTTTGGTGAACGACCCGTCATTGATGTCGAACGAAACCTTCATCTGGATCAGCTCTTGCGGTGTGGACGACCCGGGGTCCGGCACCACCGAAAGCGAGATGTGCACCAAATCGTTTTCTTGCGGGATGCCCATATCCCCAAGCGGCAAGGTAAATGGATTGGGCGTGATGGGCGGAGGCAAGCCGCCAAGTCCGGAACCCCCGAAGGTGACCGCCGACAATCCAGAAGTCACCTGAAAGTTGATCTGAGGCGAGCGGACGGTCATGCCTGAAATCGATGGGTCAATGTTCGCTACCGCCAGCGATGTCACGCCTGTAATCGTTTCTCCCACGGCATGGAATCCCGTCGTCGCGGTGTAGATGGCCACTTGTCCGGTGGGTCCTAGGATCATCGCTTCCACCAGGATCACTTCGCCCCCATTCAATTGAATCATCGAACCCCGGCGCAGGCCCGCAACCGGATTGATAAAGGGCGGCTGAATGGCCCCGGCAGGCTGACCTTCCCCGGCCACAATCGAATGCTTCAAGAGGCCAATCTGGTTCGGCACAATCACACAGCGGTGCCGAGTGCCCGTCATCTGGCCTTCAAAGTAGTAAATCTCTTGAATAACAATGCCGCCCTCATCCTGGAGCGGATACATCACATCTTCCACCACCGTGCGCGCAACCGGGTTCGAGATGACAAAGCCAAGAGCACCCGGAGTCACCGTGCCGCCGAAGAGCAGCAACATTCCAATCTGGTAAGCAATGGGCAACTGATACTGTGCGGATTGAGTGGTTCCATTCGGAAGCGTGATGAGGCCCGAAGCGGCATCGGCAGGGTTGTTGTAGGTACTGATACCACCGACCTGAATGTAGTAGCGCTGATTGATATCTGGCGGCTGAACGGGGTCGGCAATGACAACGCCTACCGTATCCTGCAACCGGATCACATCGTGAAGATTGGTCGCATGCCCGCTTGGAATGTAATTGCCCGCCCCACCCCCGAATTCATGGAAGTAGAATCCGTCCGGAACCATTTCCGGTTGCGGCTGGGGTTCGGCAATCCCCACCTTCTGAGCCACGACATCATTGTTGGAATCCGGCGCAGAGAACTTTTCATATCCCGTCGGGTTGGCAATGTAAGCCCAACTCTGAGGCGACGCCGATGGTCGGAACGGAATGATGCTCGCCCCCACGCCCCCGCTACCGACTGTTCCCTTATTCTCGAAAGCGCCAGGAGTTCCGACCGGCGGATCCAAGTACACATGACCGGCTTCATCATGGATGAGAATCCGCGGCTGGCTATCCGTATTGAGTGCAGCGTAACTACCGATATCGGTAATTGGCCCGCCGGTTCCGGTGTCCCAACCTTTGTCATAACCGGGGCGGGTTCGGATTTTGTTGTCGCCATCCGCACGGATGTTAACCGCGAGTGGCCACTTTCCTGCGGGTTCCGCATCCGGTGGTTCGTGGGTGTTCATCCCGCGAAAACTCGCTTTGAAGGTTTGGCGTTGCCGATCAGCCACCTTGAGAACCTCCCTGCGCCTTTACCGGATCCGCCGAGGGCGAGAACACCGGATTCACTTTAAGCATTTCTTCTTGTGGACGGTTGTCCAACCACTCTCGCCAGAGCGACATCGCGTTCAGCTTCGAGTTGTACAGCGCACAATGTCTCAGGAAGTTCGCCATGAGCGGATAGGTGATCGTCAGTTCCGCGCCTCCGACTTTGATCATGCCTAGATGTTGCGCGAGATCGAGAACCGGAAAGTAATCGTCGCGCCCGATCTGCAGGTAGTCATTGTCATCAAAAGGCAACGGCATGTTCCTAACGACGGGAACGGTTACGGAATAGACCCTGTCGGGGATCGGCGCTAGCGCCAGCATATTCAATCCGGAATAGAAGATGTAGCGCGGATGTCCGTGTTTCTTTCCCTGCCAATTCGCAAAATAGAAGTCGCCATTCGACATCGAGTCCACAATCACCGGCACGTTGTTGATCCGGCCGGCGAGCACCGCAGGCGCCGTCTGCATCATCGCCGTGCCTTGCTTCCACCGCTTGTCGCAGTAGTCCTCTCGCAATTGATCTTTCGCGAGCGACTCCCGGCCGAACAACTGCGACAACGCTGCGTATTTCGCGACCCATGTCCAGTCGTTCGGAATCGGAAGAATCGTGGTCTGCTCGAGGCCTAACGCGCCGGCGTTGTTTGTCGTGAGCAAATCGTATTCACCATTCACCGCGGGCGTGATGTCCACATCAATCGAAACCGGCGGTTCAGACGTGCGGCGATAAATCAGCGGCGTTCCGAACTCGCGCTGCGGAAATCCGGCTTGAAAGCTTTGCGTGGCCCACAAGTCCGACGGCAAGACAACATTCGGTGTATAAGTTTTTTGAAATTTATTCGGAAGCCAGGATAAGCGCCGGATATCCATGACCGAGTCGTCGAGAAAGATACGCTGCGGTGGTGCCGGCACGAGGCTCTGATTAACCGTACAGCCGGTCTCCGACAGCGTCTTATCGCGGCCCGTTTGGATCGCATTCAGAATGTTTTCCAAATTGAATTGCAGCGAACCTTCCCATTCGAGCGGGTATGCCACCGACAACGGTTCGAGAAGGTGATATTCGATCTGTTGCAGAATCTCAAAGTCGCCAGTCGTCAGTGGCCGCAGCGTTCCAAATTCGGTTGTGATGTCGTACCACGCTCGATCCGGTTCGGTTTGAAAGACGAATTCTTCACGATAGAAATTGGCAACGGCGTTGAAGGTCTGCAGCGCTTCCCGGATGTAGACATCGAGCTCCAGCGGATTCTGGAACTGCATCGGCGCGGGCATCGACTTTCGTCCCTCATAGAGACGCTCCGCCAACGCCATGCGGGCCTCGGCCAATTTGATGAACGAGTACGGCATATCAGTCGGTGTACAAAAAGTTCGACGCGCAGACGATGGTTCCACCACCGGCGGCGCCTCCATCAATGTGCCCAATGGTGACCGTCAAGTCATTCACGTTTGCCGGAACCACCTTCAGGACAATCGGAAAACCTGCGTTCGGCTGAGGCGTATCCCGAAACGTACAGCGCGCGGCACGGTTCATGGAGCCGAAATTATCGTGAATGGTCACGGTGCAGGTCGAGTTGGCCGAACCCGTCGTCATACATGCCATGTCCGTTGTTTGGATGTCCGGGATCGCCAGCATCATTCCCGTACTTGACGGAACGAGACCATTCATCCGAATGTCATTGCTCGCAAGCGTGTTGGTTTCACTGGAAAAGAGACTGTTGTTATAGGTGAAAATCGACTGCATCGCCACATTCGCAACCCAATTCAGGTAGATGTGATTATTCACAAACTGACTGTAAACGGAGTGCTGAATGGCCAAGCCGTAGTACTGCAAAAACTCCGGATTGGTGCCAGAAGCGTAGCCACCACTCTCGATTCCCGTGTCTGCTCCAGCTTGAGCGAAGGTGAAGACATTGCCCGAGGGAACACTTGTCACCGTTGCGGTCGGGTTATTAAAGATACCGCTTGGCGTGCCATCCACATTCACGCCATCTCCCACATTAAAGTTGTGTGGAAAGAACGTCTTGACCGTTACCACGCCACTCGTACGTTGGCTGGTCTCGATGACCACGATGTTCTCATCGGTAATGGTGTTGCCGGAAACCAGCGCCCGCCAGAAATTGCCGTACAAGCCAATGGTGCCCGTGGTCGCATTACGAATGCCATTGGAGCTAATCGTGTTACCGGTAACGGTGAAGTTTTGATCGTTCGGATTGCCGGTGAGTTGCAGTCCGATAAGATGATTGTGTCGGAACGTGTTGCCGGTAATCGAGCAATTCCACACCCCCTCCCCAAAAATCGCGCCATGGCCGACGGTTGATCCTTGAGATGGATTATTCACGCCATTCCCGTTCTCAGCGAATGTGTTTCCAGTCACAGTACAATCGCTGCCGTGTGTCGGATCACCCACACCCCCAATACTCATGCCTCCGTCTTTGTTATGGTCGAAGACACTCCCCGTTACGGTCATCGATCCCCACGAGTTCGCTTCCAGTCCACCCGTCCCGTTGTAGTTAGCGTTGACAGCACTGATCACGAGTCCATCGGTAATGTTGGGATTCAAGCCGTCATAGCTGTTGCCGTTATAGAAACCGCCCCGAATCATCATGCCGCGAACGCCCAGATTCGCGGCCGTATTGCCTCCCCCTGCATGCAGACCGATGCCCCAGTTATGCGAGAAGTCACAGTCCAGGAAACTGATGTTGCGGATCGCCGCCGCATTGCCGAACCCAATCACCACCGAATCGTGTCCAGCACCAAACTGACTCAGCTCCCCCAGCGCATTGGTTCCCCATATGCTCACGTTCTGCATGGTGAAGTTCTCACTGCCGTCCCCGATGTAGAGGGTGGCACCACTTGTCCCGGACCACGCGATAGGCCCAATCCGGAGCAAGCGGCCTAGACCGTAGCCGACGATGGAACGATTCTTAAACACACCTGCGACAATACCGTTTCCGGCGGTCTGTCCGCTGACCGGCCCCGTAATCCCGTAGATGCCCGAGAGCGCAATGGTGTGAGCGGTACTGTTGATAGCCTGCTGCACGGCGTTGTCATCGGAAGAGGCGTAGGCGAACTGTTCATTGACGACTGCACTCAACACCTGGGTCGATAACGTTAATGTGGTCGCATTCGTCACCGCCGTAATCGTCCCAACAAGACCGCAATTCATGACCAGATCGCTCCGGCCCCACGTGGTTGGTCCGCACGAAGGCGTGCCCGCATGAGCGAGGTCAAAACGCTTGCCGACGTCCCCCGCCGCAAAACTCGCCCCCGTGCAGCTAATCGTGGCCGACCCCACGGTTCCGGTACACCCCGTACCGCCGCCTGCACCGCCCAGGATGACTCCATCGGCCTTCGCGCCCCACCACTGCGGGTAAGCCAACCCTCCCGTCATTTGGATGCAAGTCGCAATCTGGTTCGGGGGGACCGTCGTTAGTCCACAGTTGATTGCAGGTGGTGGTGGTGTGACATTACCCGTATTGATGCCGCCTAAAGTGATGTCGGTAAGTGTGAAGGTCGTCAGACCTGTCGCTGCAATCTGAACATCGTAGCGACCGTGCGCCGCGTAGAAGTAATACTGGCCAGTGGTCCGATCTTGATTGTCGAAGGGATTCCCCAGCGGCGTATGCGTATCGCTGGAGAAGATCGTGGAGCGGTTGGTGGTGCCGTGGTCAAAAACGGTGATCCGACATTGCGGAAAGGACCGCTGCACGCGGGTCGTCGAATTCTGTCCCTGCGTGACAACTTGCTGGCCGCCCTGCATACACCAATCTTGATACTTCTCCACATCCGGCTGCGGCGGCGTCTGGAGAAAAAGAAAAGCCATGATGGAGAGCAGCCATGTCACTTACGGCTCCTTTTCTTCTTACCGTGCTTGGTAAACTTCAGGCCGGTGGAGGCCACACAGACCGCATACGGATTGACGCGACCACCCTTGGCTTTCACATCGCGAACGCATCTCTCCAATTTTGCGGGCATGTGGCCTCACTTCCGTTTATGCCTCGCCGGCGGCTTGACCGGTGGTTGCGGCGGCTTTTTTACTGGCCAAGAGGACTTTTTTTTTGAGTGGATTCCTTCTCCTCGTCATTTTCTTTTTCGTCGTCGGACTCCTTGTCCTCTTCGCCCTCATCTTCTTCTTTCGACAATGACTTCGACTGTTTTCCGCCTTTCTCCTCTTTGCCGCCTTGCTCTTGCTGGTCGTGCGCGCTGATGATGTTGGTTAGCAGGTCCTTCATTTTGCGGGCTTCGCCGATATCGATTTGCACAGAATCCGGGTCGTTCTGGGCTTCTTTCAGTAGACCCGAAAGCGTGGACATTAATTGCTGCGCTTGTTGCGACGGATTTGACATGGTTCTCCTTAACTAGCTAGATGCAGACTTTTGCAGTGCCTTCTCGGCTTCCGCTTGATGTTTTTGATTCATCGCGTCACTGACATGACCCAACAATGTCGTCAGGAATGTGTAGATCCATTTGTATGCGCCGCTACTCTCATCTGTTGGTACCGGCAGCGCATTGACGGCCGCACTGAAGATCCAGAACAGAATGATCGTGTCCCAAACGGGATGATTCGGTAGAACGGTCTCCAGCCAGTTCATCACCAACCTCCAACGTTCAATTGGCCCAAAATGTTTGCGAAAGGTTCGCAGGATCTCGGGTATCGGCGGAATCGCGTGAAGAAGAGATCAACGAGTGCGACATCCCGTTTGCCGATCCTGTTGCGTGCCGCTTTATACTCGGCCGCGGCTGATTGTGCGAGAAACTTCCAATCGGCGCCGGAACCTCGTTGAAGCGTCTCACCCCTCTGCGATTCTTTGTAGAGATACATCGCTTCGCGCGTTCGCCACTTCAGCATGTCCTCCGTGAGCGGTGCGGGAATCGTATCGTGTGGATACACCAGCATCGGACCGCGCCGTAGATAGCTGAATGTGTACGGCATCGTGGAGAGTGGATTCGGCCACAGCTCATAACGTGGGTGGTCGATCGTTGCACTTTCGAATTCCGTGCCTTTGCCACGTTCATCCCAGTCGAAAAACACGGCAAAGGCCGGCATGTCGAAAATCGTGCGCTGCGGATCAATACGGGTCAGATCCCTTTGGGAATAACTCCAGTAATCGATCTGGCCCGCGTTCATCGTGTCGCGAATCTCAAAGAATCTCTTGAAGTCCGCAACCGGCGTCGGGAAGTACGCTTGATAAATCATGTAGGGCTGCGGTCGATCGTGCCAGTGTTCGCCGGGACGCCAGAATGGCCCCCAGGGTTCCGGTTCCATCCATGGGCGATCGAGGATCAACGTATCATCACCGTCGAAATGAATGATGTCGTATAAGCTAAAAAACGGTGACCGGATCTGCAGCTCCGTCAGGAACGGTCGGCCAAACGGTTTGTCGCGCCACGCTTTCGCTGCGCGCTCGTCGCCATGCACTTCGTTCGAATACGGTCGGACGTGGATCATGCCGTCACTTACCATCCAAGATGGCGATTCCCGTCTCCAACCTCCTGGCCAGCCACTCGCAAACATCAATCCCGGCGTGAGCCAGCCGTCTTCCTTCAGCTGGAAACTCCACATCTGCTGTTCTTCATCATCGTAGATCTGGCCGAGCGCCTCGTTCAGCTTCGTCTGCGCGAACGGCGCCGGAACATCCATTTCTCCCGAGATTTCGAACCAGAGATCTTCAAATGCCATTACTTACCCTTTGATGAAAACCTTCGAATTCTTCGAACGACCTTTCCGAGCCAGCTTGGGGCGATGTAACCAGTACTGATTAATGCGAATGATTCGGCGTCCACGCCTTTTCCGCACCGTCCCGTCATCGTCGATGTCTTCGCCGCTATCATTGTCTTCGTGCGCGTCGTCTTCGGAGTAGTCGTCTTCACTGTATTCATCTTCCGTCATAGTTAGATCCCCGGAATGTCCACGTGGAATTCATCCCCGAAGGCATTCAAATAGACATAAATCTTGTCGCCCTCCGCCGCGTTCTCAAAATCGACGTGGTCTTTAACCAGCCGAGTGCGGTTATTGGTGACCAAGATCGCTCCAACCCTCCCGGCTTGTTCCCAAATCCCAATGCCCATGTAACAGTTGCCGACGAAATTGTGCGAGAGGATAGCGTTGTTCGTTGTTCCACTCAGCGCAATGCCGACACCGGCTGCACCAAGCACTTGATTGTCCGTGATCCGGAACCACAGACAATCCGCAACATGAATACCGTCACCACCGCGTGTCGTATCGATCATGTTGCCAGTGATCGCAAATTGCGACCACGCTTGGGCGCCAACGATCCCGGCTACGGCAGCATCGAAAATCTGATTGTTGAGAATTTGAACATTCGCCGTCGGACCAATTGTCAGTTCGATCCCCGATTTCTTCGATTTCCACGACGTATTGCCTTGAAGCAAGCAACCGCTAGAACCGTTATGCAGTTCGATACTCGCAGTGCCGTCCGCAGCGACGGCATCGTTAAAGCTATAGTTGTTGACGATCCTGCAGTTGATCCCCCATACGTCAATGCCATTGATGGCATTGCCTTCGGTGTAATTACCATCGATCAAATGACCCGCACTCTTGAAACTCTCGAGCACTTGGCCGTAATTCGGCCACAAGCGGATGCCGCTCCTCGTCATGTTATGGATTTTGCAGCGCAATACCTCACAGTGAGTCGTCTCGGCACTCAGAAAAATGCCGCAGGTGGTGCCCGCCGCGCCAGAAGTGTAAGGCCCCCGTAGCGTCAGATCGCGGATCGTGACGCCGGAGCACTTGCTCTTCACATAGATCAAAGCGGATACTGCGGGTGTTATTCCTGAGATCGATGGAAGATCCCGATCGCAGGTAAACTGGCTCGCCGATCCGACACCGCGAATCGTCCAGTTGGACGGAACCAATTGAGGTACGGTCAACTTATAAGTGGTGACACCCAGCAGCAGCTCACCCGGCCCAGTGATCCCTGCAAAGATATCGCGCGAGATCGTTTGCTCACCACCAAGGCCGGTACAATCCACAATCCCGCCCCTCGTCGGTGACAACGTACCGATGGCATGAACGATCTGTTCACCCGCATCTCTACCTGGAAAATTGTGGGCATAGACCACAGCGGGAGCAAATGTCGTCCAAGTCATACACAATCACCTAAAAAAAAGGCCGCAGGCCTCACGGCTAGCGGCCCAGCGCTTACTGACCACTTTTAAAATTGTCCGCCGAATCCCCCGAGTTGAACTTGCTGTGCGGACAGATTGGTTCCATTGGCAACTTCGGCCCCGGTTGCGGCGACAACCCATTTCAGCTTCCAGTCCTGACGCGGACCAACACCGGAAGGCATCCCATAGACAACGTAGGTCCCACTGACGGTTGTTGCAGGGAACAATACATCGATATAAAACTGGAACTTCGGGATCGAAATCGGATCTTTCGCGGCCTGCTGATAGTTGGCCGGCCCCGTGCCGTGTCCAGCCCAGATATGCCGACGACCAACATTGTCGGGATAACCTATTAGAAATTCGAGTTGCATTACTTTCTCCGTCCTGGCAGCGGCTTAAAATGTCGTTTCGCCATCATTGCAAAGGTCGCGCGGCGTCGTTGTTTGACGCTCTTCGACCGCCTGCCCTTGGCAATCTTCTTCTCAGTCGCTTTGCCAAATGCGCCGACCGTTCCTTTTTCTTCCATCCGCTCGCGCGCTTCCGCGAGTGAGGAACCGCCTCGACTTCTGCGTTTTGAACGTCGTCTCGCCATATCAGTACTTTCTTCGGTGGTGCTTTCGAGCTCGCTTAACATGACGTCTCGTCTGGGCGTCGCGCATCGTCCGCAGTTTGTGCCCTTTATCGATCTTGTGTCGTGCCATCGATCACCCCTGAACGACCGGGAAATTTAAAAGAACGGCAACCAGACCCATTTCGCCCGCCGACGTGGTCTGCTGCAAAAAGCCAACAGGCGCAGCATTCGGTGGTGGTACCGATCCCATACGGTTTCCCTGAATGTAAGCGGCTGCGCCAGGATTGGCGGGATTGCCACTCCACGCAACCATGGCCACCCCCATTTCTTGGATAAAGCCGTAGTTTCCCGGCGTGATCGGATTCAGAAACACAACGAATCGGCCCGCAACACCTTGATCCGCACTCGTCACAATATTGACGTTTGGCGTCAGCAGGAGAGGCATATAGCCGATCATCCCGATCTCCGTAAATCCCGGATCGGCATCCGCATTGAGTTGCACACGCCGGTAACGACCGGAATGCAGGATCCCCACATTGACATCCGACAAATCATTGGCTTCACGCTCGGTCAGATCAAAATAGTCGCCGACATCCAATCCGCCGCCATAGGTCGGCAACTTCGTCCGCTTATCGACAAACCCGGTCGGCGAACGGTCATCCGCAGCATTGACCGCGACCCACGTCGGCAGTGTCGTGATCAACGGCATCCCTACCCCTGAACCACCGGGAAATTCAGCATGACCAAAAACTGTCCCGCGCCAGTGATCGCCTGAAGCGCAAAGGCCAATGGAGCGCCAGTTGCCGTTGTTCCCAGATAGGGGCCATTCAAATAAAGCGGAGACCCAGCCGTTGCCGTACCACCACCGATGGCTGCCGTTGCCACGCCTAGCTCCTGAATGAAGCCATAATTTCCCGGGGTAATGGAATTGAGGAAGATGGCAAATCGGCCACCAACGTTGGTCATGCCCATACTGGTCACGATGTTCACATCAGGCACTAGCGCCGTCACCATGTAGCCGAGGGTTCCTACTCTGACAAGCCCCGCGTTCGCGTTCGGATCAACCTGGATGCGGCGGTAGCGTCCCGAATGCAAGATGCCGGTGTCGGTGAACGATAAGCTCTGGGCTTCTTTCTCCGTTAGATCGAAGTAATCGCCGACATTCAAGCCGCCAGCAAAAATGGGGTCTCCGGTCGGCAAACTCGTCAGCCCACTCGGCGAGGTGTCGTCGCAGGCATTGAGAGCCAGCCAAGTTGGGATGATCGGCTGAAGCGGCATCGGCTATCCCTGAAGTGTGGGCAGTTCCAGAATCACCAGACCGATCCCCGCACCACTATGCGCCTGCAGGGCGTATCCGATGGTGCCGCCCGCAGACTCGCCTCCCGCTTGTCCAGCTCCATTCGTGCCCACACCGACTCTTCCCGCAATGGCGATCGTGCCGCTGGTGTAGACGCTCGCGACGCCCAGTTCCTGAACGAAGCCGTAGTTTCCAGGGTCGATGACATTCAACATGACCACGATGCGACCCTGATGGATGCCGTGATCGTAACTGGTGACGACGTTCAGGTTGGGAGCGAGAAGTGTCGGCATGAATGCCAGACGGCCACGAGTAATCTGTGCTGGTGTGGCGTTTTCATCGATCTTCACTCGACGATATCGACCAGCATGAAGAAGTCCTGTTTGTGTGTAGGAATGCTCGGCCGCTTCCTGTTCGGTCAAATCAAAATAGTCACCCTGATTCAACCCGCCCGCAAAAACCGGCGCTTTCGTGCGGTTGTCATTCAGACCGGAAGGCGAGATGTCATTGCAACCGTTAATCGCGAACCAAGTCGGGATGATTTGCTGTAAAGGCATCGCTCCTCCTTAGCTCGTGAACCCATAAGCTTGGGCATTCTGCCGCGGCTGACAGTTGTAAAGGTTCGTTCCCAACCGCAGGAACATGGCATCCATCGATACATTGTTCGGCATCGGCGCTCGGCGAACTCCAAAGTTCCATCCCGCCTTGTTGGTTGGCCGAACCTTGAAGGTTTCCGCAGTCAGGAAGAAGAGCACCTCACCGACCGTACAACTCTGATTGGCCGGCAGCATCGAAGCTGGTGACGGATTCGATGGGGACAGGAAGGAACCGGTCACCGTATTCGCCCCAGCACCATCCACAAGATTGTTATTGCCAGCACGACCACCACCGCCACCAAGAGAAAGAAACTGGGAGGATTCTGACGAAGGCGCCAGCGGGTCCGCGTAAATATCCACGCCATTAAAATTCAAGCCTTCCCAGTTGATGTCATGTTTGGTGTTGGAGATGTCGCGGCGCTGGGCATCGAGGGCATTCGCAATCGCTACAAAACCCATCACATTCGTAATGCCAAGGTTTGGTTTACCGCCGGTGATGATGCAGGCGCCCCACAGTCGCATCAGCGCATTGAAGCTGATCTGGCCGACGCCGCCCGTCGGTCCGCCAAGCCATTGCGGCACACTGTTCAACGCGCGACCGATGACGCCGTTGCGCACGTTGCCGCCGTATGTGCTATAGATGCCGCCGTCCCAACTCGGATCGATGCCGTTGTTCAGCGCTTCGGCCAAGCCGTTCGAGTTCAGAATACGGTTGTCCGGAACGCCGGGACCCGCCGGCTGCCCGTGACGGAAGGAGTCCATCTCGAGCATCGTGTTGATCATTTCCGTCATGACTTCCATGAGGATCTGATACAGGTCTACGATGCGCGCGGGACCGGAATTGATGACGCCTCCGGTGCCGGATCCGTCATCGATTTCCCAGTCATCCAACGGCATCCACGAGACGTAGGCTTTAGGTTTAAAGTTTAAAGCCGTGAGGATTTGTTGGCGGGTAACCGTCACCGTGGATCCTGGAGCCACAGCCGCACCTTGAGGCCGGCCGAAGATGTAGGGTTCCATCATGGCGGATCCGCCGAGGAAGGGGTCAAAGACCCCCGCCCTACGGAGCTTGGCTTGGAACGGTGTCCCTACAAAAAGATTGTTGTAGACGACGTTACGCCTCACATCTTCTAACGTTGAAGCGTCTATTTCGGAATAAAGGGGATCCGGAAGCGTAACTGGCATACCTCAACCTTCCTTATGCAGTGCCTTGTGAATCGTGTGCCGCGCGATCGGTGGAGATCATGTCGCGGGTTTGCACCCGGCGCTGTTCCGCATTCAGCGTCAGCGGGTCTTTCGCTCTGCCGGATTCCATCGCTTTCCGCACAGTGGCGAAGTTGGAGGAAGTGGCCGCACGCAGCATCGGGTTCGAACCGCCGCGTTCGGCAATCTCTTTTTCGATTTTCAAGCGCTCGTCTTTACGGATGGACTCGTCGTGCTCGCGGGCCTTCGTTTCCGCCATTTCTTTTCGCTTTTCGGGAAACTTGTATTTGGCCTCGACATACGGACGGAAATCCTGCAACTTGGCTCTGGCTTCCTGCATCAGCGGCCAGAAATCATCTGGCGGCGGAGATCCGTGAAGACGCATGTATTCATTGCTGTACCATTGCGCGTTCGATACACCTTCCAGCAGTTGGTCTGGGTTGAAATTCGAGTTGCCACCACCACCTCCAGCACCGGGTCCGGGAGAACCGGGAACCGGATTGCCTCCCGGCAAATAGCGTCCATCGGGACCACGCGTGGGCTGTTCGTGGGGTTGAGGAGCCGGAGGCGTATAACCGGGAGCCTCTTTCGGAATGAAGCCGGCTGTCCGTGCACCCTCGAGCTGTGTCCGGTAGAATGCAATTTCCGCATCTTTCTGAGCCGCATCCGTACCCCATTTGTTCAGCGCCGGAACCATCTCGTTCTGGTAGAGATGCTGATAGCGGCGTTCGGCTTCCTGCGCCGTGGCAAGATCTTCTGCCGACTTTGTCAGTGCCGCATTGAAGCCTGTCATCGCGCGTTGATCGAGCGCTTTGATTTCCTCATCGTTCAAGCCGGCCTGTCGGAGCATTTCTTCTACTGTCATAACGGAGGATTTTGTTCGGGTGGAGTGGTCTGTTGACGGTTCATGACCGTCGCGGTCATCGCGTTTTGTACCGCGCGACACGCTTCAGCCATCTGTGAGGCGATTACGGGATCTTGCTGAAGGTTTTGGCAGGCCTTCATGATGATGGTGAGTTGCGTCTGCACCGGACTGAGCGGGGATTGCAAAGACCCACCCTGAGGTCCGGGAGCTGCTGGCGGCGCGCCGGCCGGAGGTTCACCCGGTGGAGGGGACCCTGGTGGAGGAGGGGCCTGATCATCACCGGTAGGCATCGGCCGGCTCATCCGTTAGTACCTCTTCGAGCGGCGGACGCGTTTGGAACCCCGCGCGCTACGAACGTGCGCCATCTTGGCCCCGCGCGCCGGGAATGTATTGATCGCAAAACCCGGATGCCGACGGTCGTGTCCGTGTCTCACGAATGAGGTCACAATTTTGCTGCGTCTGCGTCCAGCCACAGTGCCCAACCTTTCTACGTGCGTTACCCGATTAGCGTTTACGACGGCCACGTTTACGACCTCGCTTTCGCCCGCCTCGGTGGGAGGACGAAACGATCGAGACGCGCTTGCTGTGTCTTCGTCTGGCCATAGCAACCTCCTTTTGAAATTTGGAAAGATTGGGGCGGAAAAAAGAAACGGCCCCAAGCTTTTGCTTGAGGCCGCTTTGGATCGTCCAGTATGACTAAAGACGGTTAGGCGGAATCTCTTTGTACAAGAGAACTAACGCCGGAGAACGCATACTGTCAACAAGTTTTCTCGATGATGTCGAGAATCTCCCGAATCTTACTTGAGTCTTTCTTGCTTACGGATAACCGTTCGTGGAGTTCGATACGACGGACGCCACCCTCGCCGATATGGGCACAGACATCCCCGGTCCACTTCATTTTCCGCAACACTTCCAGCAGTCGCTCCATCGTGACCCGTTCTTGAACAAGGACTTCATTAAGAAGCCAGTAAGTGTTCTTCTGAAAAAGTCCATCACCATTATGATTTGTCGTCATCCGGAAGTACTCACGACGGGCCGGGGGGCACCCGACTGTTTATCCTTCATCTTGGCTTTCGGCGCGCTCTGATCGCTTGGTGGTCTGCCACCGGCGTGCTGCTTTCCCGCCGGCTGTCCGGTATCGCCAAGTCCTAGCTGCGCGGCCAATGCTTTGGATTGCGCCAGCAAGCCAATCTCGATCTTTCTCCAATTGACCCACTTCTGTAATAACGTGTCGCCAGGGATCTCGCCCCATTTCTCTATCCCTAACTTCTCGGCAACATAGTCCGGCGGAATCGGGAAGCCGCGGCCAAATAGCGCGAGAATTTTCGTTTGCTCCTGCAGTTGAGTGATCTTGAGCAGCGTCGATGGGACCGAGATCAGCCGCAGGCCTCGGGCAAAGATTTTCGCGCGTTCCAGCCGGTCATACATCGACGGACGAGGAATGAACACACCCTCGATAGTGTCAAACGGGAGGTGGCCTCCAGGGAGCATTTCATCGGCCATGTGCGACGGCACAATATGCTCGGGATCGAAATCAAACTGTTCGGGCGTGACGTTATCAGGGCCGATGTATTCGATGACTCGAGCGGTTGGCAGATACTGCATGATGAGAAACTTCATCCGATAGGCAACCTTCGCATTGCCCGCTTCCATCGTGGCAGCAATCCCTTTCGCAATCGGCCCGACCGACTCGAGCGCCTTATCGAAGCTGTCGGTCGAGATGTTGAGCTTCATGTTCACAAGCGCGGTGAGGTCATTCATGCCGAGCTGCTGCTCTTCCATGTTCTTCATCAGCTCGTTCCATTGAAAATCGGTCCCCTCGACACGCACTTCTTCGGGTAACACCGACTGCAGCACGTCCTTTGGTTTGCCGTCCATGCCGGCGCGCACATCCTGTTCGAAAATGTTGAAATGCTCGATTTTTGGACCACCGGACTGAGTGCGGTCGTAACCGAGAGGTGGATTCAACTTCGTCGAGATCACCTGATCCATCTGCCGTTCGTGCTTCCGTTTGGTGCGTTCAATCGAGCCAACGGCATCGATCAGCGATCCCCCAATCGATTCCCACGGCCAGTCATCGACCGTATACTGGATCGGCGGCATCTGCCCATCCCAGTCAAAGGCGGGACCGTCATACATGGGGTATTTCACCGATGGAGAGGAGATCATCAGTCGCAATTGTGGATAGACGCGGCAGTCTTCACGCTTGGCGGGACGCATAAAGGGAACGCTATTGCGAATGCCGCCGAAAATGTCTTGGCCTACATACGGAACTTTATAGAACCAACTCGTTCCTGGTTCCCCCATTGGCATCTCGTGACCGGTGTCATTGATGCGCAGATCCCGGATAAATTGATACCGGATCTCGCAATAGAGGTTGCCCCAGTTCCGATTCATCTCCCCGTACCGAAAACGCGAATTCCAATCGAGTCGGCGTGCCATAAGCCGCGACGGAACATGCACCGCATCAATCGGCTGAAGCTCGTCCTGATAGGCCGGAAAGCGGCCATGCGCCTCCGCGATCGGCATATATTCGTAGATCGTGATCAAGTAGGCGTCCTGCACGTCGTTGGTTTTCGGCATCTGGACGGGAAGCACGTCAAACAGTCCAAGCGGCTCAAAGATGATTCGGCGTTCACCCCAGCCATAGTCGGTTGCCTTACATTTGGGCCAGATATAGCCGATCCCTCCGACGCTCGCCCACTGTAAGGCTTGCCGTAGCGCACGTGGATACTGCGACTCGGTGTAGATCGCCTTCAAGAGTTTGTTCGTCATTTCGGCATACGACTTGAATTGTTTCGCATCCGAGGCGAAGGTCCCGATTTCGCGGATCTCACTCAGGACTTCAACAAATTTCCGAATATTGAATTTGAGGAAATTGGAACAGAGGGTAGAGTTCGTGCGGTCTTCGAAGATACCATTGAAAAGCGTGAGGGAACGGCCGAAGTTTTTATAAACGCGTTGCCCGCTGAGAAAGCCTTCACCCTCTTCAATTTGTTCTTCGATGTAGCCGAAACGTTTGTCTGGATCCGCTTCAAAAGGTGGGGGCTGCCACGATTGTTTATCCGGGATATCGCCTCTGAAGAAAATGACGGAGCTCAATGTCCGTCCTCCTTCGCTTCGCAGTGCATGTACGACGTGCGATTGTACAGAGCGTCCCGGCGCCGCTGATCGAGCAGATCCAGTTTGTCGAGCAAACGCTGAATGGCGTCACGCTGAAAGGCGTTACGGGCATACGCATGAAGATAATGGAGATTCGAGCGCATCAGTTGGCGCATCGGGCCTTCGACCACTTCGCGCTCCGCTTCCGCTTTCTCCATATCGCGGCGATCCTGATCGCGCATTTTCTGAGAAATGATTCCTAAGGTATGCGCATCCCTAGCGATGAGTTTCTGAAAACCTTCGGACTTCAATGGTTCGGGAATATCGAATTCTTCAGGAAACCCTACTTCGATACGCCCAGTACGCGGGGAATAATAGAAGCACGTCTTGATCGGCTTGCGATACTTCTCGAGCCAGACCGACATCCGAAACGCTTTCTATCACGGCATCACGGCAGATTTCGAACATTATGCACTCAGTGGTCAACCAACAGAAAGGATCGGAGCACTTTTTCGATTCGGCGGTCGATATCATCTGCCGGCCTCGACAGCCAAGCCATGATGCTCGTCGCCCGATTCGTCTCGTGCCACATGTGCAGGAATCGATCGATCTCCGCATCGGAATAACCCTCGTCATTCATCCTCATCACAATCTGACGAGCGAGACTTGCATCGATCTTTTTAACTTTGAATCGGTCAATCATCGACGGCCATCTGATTCAGTTGGGGATAAGCCCTGTTGATTTCCGGCATCCAGCGGCTTTTCGGGTTATAGGTCTTCGTACTTCGTTCCTGAAGCACATCTAAATGATGTCGAGTGATATAACTGTGCGCAGCAGCACGGATGCGATCGTCGTGTTTGCCAGACTGATGTTCAAGTTTCGTCCTACCAGCGGCGGAGATCTTCCGTTCCAGATCTTTGAGTTCCGCGATCAGATACTTGGAATTCGGTTTGTACCAACCCCCATTCACCGCATCGACGAATCTGTTCATCAGAAAGGGCACCGACCACGCATTCGAGTACCAGCCTTCTTTGACCCCATATTTTTCCCCCACCTTCTTTGAATCGTAGCGGGTCATCAAATGCTGGTAACTGAATCCCATCAACTTCAATTGAAGCTGACAGTCGTCTCCCGGTCGCTCCCTCTGTTCGATGCAAAACTTGACACCACGGGGATCCCGGCAGGACGGGCCATACCACGCCGCAATAGCTGCGGCGAAGCCGACGGTCTGCGGCGGATTGATGCGGTTGGAGGTAAACTCGGCAACCTGGATATCGGGGTGATTGCCCGTCGCGTTCTGCGTCAGACATATGCAACATCGGTCTTCATCCTCATGGCCGAGACCATCGGCCGTATCAATGCCGCAAGAGTAATCGCGTCCGTCTTTCGGGGGGTCATAAACAAGGAGTTTGTCAAAGGCATAACGCTCATCACGCTCATCAAAAGGGAGCAACGGGATCAGCGTCCAGTGGTAGCGATTGCCGCGGTAGGAATCCCATTCCACGATGATCCGTTCGCGTTCGTAATCGATGAGATGCGTATCAACATCGAAGCCGTCATCAATCGCATTACCAGCGATCGCGTAAATATCGTATCCGCGCTCACGTTCGACATCGCGCACTTCGATCACTTCATTATCGAAGACCAGATCATTTTTCCCCGTTAAGGCTTCATAATCGTCGGCCGGCATCTGGCTGAGCCAAATCTTCAGCGTGTGCTTCTTGGCATGAGCACGATAGTTAAAGTCATAGAACCATTGCTGTTCGCGCGGCATCTCCCAATCCGGTCCGCAGATCGCAGCCAGATAGTCCGTGGACCTTATATAGAGTTCGCAGCGTCGAACGTGTTTCCGGGTTTCGGGCAGCGGCGTCCAACCGTCCGGTATCGGAAACTTCTTCAGCCAATCGGCTTCCGGATAGAGGTCGGTTGCCAGGGGCCAGCTGATGAAGGTTGGACAGAAACGGGCGAGACCTCGAGGAAAATCCTCTTTCGAGGCGCGCCACGTATCGGCAAGCCATCCGGTTGATCCGCCGCCGGTACCTTCATGGATCTGCAAGAGTTTCCGTGTCGGGTGGGTGGCCGGCAACAGGCCCTCTTCAATCGTCTTTTTCGGATTGGGAATGTCCGCGAGCTCCGAAATATGAATACAGGTTGGTGTCCACCCTTGCGCAATACCGGTGGCTTGCATGCCGGACTGGATCGAGAGCACCGAGCCGTTAGCAAACTCCATGAGTCGGCCGACCCGTTCAGACGTCTGTGCGGGAACGAGCCACCACGGCTGGTGCTCGAAACATATTTTAAGGATCCTTCCGATTAATTCCGACTTTTCCGCCTTCGCGCTGGCCATGACCGCCTGCGTGTGCGGAATAAACAACATCCGATGGAGAAATTTAAGCGCCGCTTCCGTTGTGATTCCGACCTGCCGCCCTTTTAGGACCAGCAGCTCGATCGCGACGAGAAGCGACTCGAAGCGGGCGACTACCGAATGAAAGACTTCCTGAGACTTCCGTGGAGAAAATCGCTGGATCTCGCCGGCTTCATTGCAGATCCAGCCATAGCGGGTCGCCCAGTATTGCTGATCGGAGCTACATAGGACATGCTCATTCCGGATGAAGCGCGTGACCCAATCGATGCGCTCCTGGGTCAGCCGCTTCGTCATGTCGAAGGTCTGGCGCCGAGACGTGGCTTCGACCTTCGTAATCCTCTTAATGTAATCGTTGAATTCATCGACCTGCGCAATCGAGTGATACTGCGGCTCCCAGCCACTCGCCGCGGCAAATTTACGCAGCTTCTCGTCGATTAAGGCCGGAGCGTACATGTCACTCGGGGATCAGTTTCTGGGTGTCCATCAAATCCGGAAACATCTCATTCATATCGATATCTTCCGGATCGATCTCGCGCGGGCCTTCGGGCTTCGGCAGATCCAAATTGAAATTAATCGTCTGACCTTTGGGGGGGGCCAGAAACCCCAGGGCTTGATGGACCATCTGGCGATCCCGGAATCCTTCCTCGCCGGGTTGAAGTGCATTCGCTACGGTCACCTTCGTGATTTGGGTATGCGCAGAAAGCGCGGCGATCTTGACGCCGGCGTTGGAGTGTTCACGCAGCGCAAGAATAATCGCACCGAGGAGTTGCCGGACACCGATGCCGGCGGAAAGCGCTACAGCTTCCCATGGGACGATCTTCTGGTAGCTTGGCGGCATCGCGTTGTAATGCTCGAGAAATTCCTGAACGATGGGATCCACAGAAATCCGCATCGCTTGGAGAACTTGGGCCGGTCCTCCGAGCGCGGCGTTCTCGATGATTTCCATGATTTGGGGTTCACGAGCCAGCTGGTTCGGATTGATCTTCAGCCGGATGAGCGCTCGTTCGAGCTTCTCGGATTCGTTGTTTTTCGCTTTCGTTGAATTTGCGTTCGAAGGGACCGATTTCTTCTTCATTGCCATTGAGGTCCATCCAATCTTTCAGTGTGGGTTCGCCAGTCGCACCCTGTTCGTATCGCAGTTTGTCTTCATCCGTGGGCGGATGCGAGATATCGATATCCCGTGGCGGGTTCTTGATCGGAAACGTCTGCTGGTAAGTCATCGCCATCGTGCCAGAAATCGAGGATATGGCGCCGGCCATGATCTTGAAGGCGTCCGCTATCTCTTTGAGGACTTTGAGTAGCGCCAACTCCATGTCGGTCATCGCGGCAAGCCTCGCGGCACGACAATCCGGTTTGCGAGAATGGGAGGCGGCGGCACCACGTCACTCACCGTGAAGTTCATCGAGATGATGGTCGCTGCCGGATTCGTCGTCGAATTATCCCGAATATTGACCCAACAGGTCGCCGGTAGTCCGACCGCGGAGACCGTCAGGCCGGGGAAAGACCAGTTGCCCGAGGAATCGCTATTCACTGTTGTCGTACCTCCCAGACTGCAATTCGAACCGTCGATCCCGATGCTCAGCGACCGCACCGAACCCGGAGTCATGGTTCCCGCAATGGTGGGAAGGATCGTCAAGCCAGTTGTCGTCTCACTGGGCTGCTGGGTAAAGGCCAATACCGGAACCGGCGGGGCCGTGGCGAGCACCGTAAACGGGGCAGAGATAACAGGCGGTGTCACGCCATCGGAACTCGTATATTGAAGCGTGCAGGTCTGGGGCGGATTCGTCGCCGTTACGGTCAGACCGGGAAACGCAAAGGTGCCGGTCACGCCACCGCTGATCTGAACCATCGTGGGTCCCATCAATTGGCAGTTGCCCGAGGCGACCGATACCGTGATCGTCACTGGGGGCACAGCGGTCACGTTAAATGCATTCGACAGTAGGATCGCGACCGAACCATTGGTCGTGTCGGTCACGCTGAGTATGCAATTAGCGGGCGGAGATGCTGTCGCGACGGTAATTCCGGGAAAAGACCATGCTCCCGTCGATCCGTTCGACATGACTGTCGTCGTTCCTGAAAGCGAGCAGTTGCCGCTATTGACTGCAAGCGTCAGGGAATGCGCGGCTGCGGGTAGTAAGGTCCCCGCAAGATTGGGCGTCAGCGCCATCCCGGTAATGGTATTGGTCGGTTGCTGGGTGAAGGCCAGAACGGGTATGACGGGCGGCGCATCCCCTGAGACCAGCTTCAACATGAAGGTATCGATACGGCCACTATTGCAATCGAAGCCGGAACCGCCGCCGAGCTGGCCGCCCCACCAACTACTGAACAGCACAAACATGCCATCATTGGAGACTTGAGCGAAAGCCTGCGAGTAATAACTGCCGGGACAACCGTTGTAGTTGTGCGCAAAGCGGTAGACGGTGTTGGAATTATCCGTGGCAATGCCGATGATTTCATTCGACCACGTGTAGTTGCAGCCGGAGATGTAGCGCGACTGAATGATGGGCGCGTTCGGATTCGTCATGGAGTTCAGCCAGGACGTGTGCTCCGCATCACACCAGCCGTTGAATGGTGACGTCGGTTGGCCCTTAAACTGATACGTCGCACTGGTCGTGTTATCCGCACTTCTCAAGAGCACGCCGCGCGAGTCGTTGCCCGCCATATTCCCGGCACCATTCACATTGATGCCCTGGCCGACGGAGGTGTGACCACCCCAATAAATATCGCCCCCTCCCGCCGTACCACATCCGTTTGTGCCTCGGATCGGCTGCCACGTGTTCGTCTGCAGATTGAAGATCGTATCGCCATTGCCACACCAGCTCGGATTGCGCAACGTCAACTGAATCCATCGGTCACCGGTACTGCCCATCATGCCGTGAATCCCATTCGGACCAGAGCCGGTCGGCCAATTTGTGTCCGTCTGGGCCACACCATTCACCGTCTTGGCAGCAATGTCGATGTACTTCGAGTTCGCGGGAGTGGCCACATTCAAGCAGTAGAACCGGGTCCACGTATCCTGCTGACCGGGACCCGCCGCCGCACAGACCCAGTTATCGCGCCCGACCACATTGGCAAAGTAAGCAACTGCCGAGTTATCCGACGGCCCACCGAGGTCGGTGGTCACGCCATTGGTCACATTGAAGGTCGCGATCTTACTGCCATGCAGCACGTAAATGATGTCCGGATTGACCGTGGACCACTCCCAATTCTGCGCGTACTGGGATGGGATCGAATGCGGGACCGTGCCGACTTGGAAAGTGGACGGATTGAACTCCAGCCACCATCCATCACCGTTCGGCCCGCTCAACTTGATTCGGGTGTTGTTCGAATTGAACGTCCGGTGATTTCCGGCATCGGTGGACACGAAGCTTCTTCCTGAAGCCGTGTTCGCATCGGTCACCCGCAGGATCTGGGTGTTGAAGGTCGGGTCCGTGAAGACGGTATTCGCCGGTCCTGGATTGGTGGCTGCAGGCTGCGGCTTGTTGGTCGTACTCGTATCCGCCATGTAGGTCGTGGGTGCCGTTTGACCGAATAGGGTTGCGCTGGCAAAGCCAAGGAAGAACATCACAACGACAATCACGATGAACACCAGAAGCCAGTCTTCGAGACCCCAGTCCCATTCTTTACTTGGTTGTCGCAACGGTCTTCCTCCCGGCAATCGGAGGATTGAAGGCCCCTCCATTCACGGTATCGGTCGGATGTTGGGTAAACGATAAACCCAGCGGGATGCCGGTCACATCGAACGGCATCGATGATGCCGGGTTGGCACCTGATGCCACAGATGCGGTAAAACTGCATCCCGCCGCAATCCCCGTAGGTACGACGGCGTTGAATGTTGCGGTCGTCCCGGAGATCGTCGCCTGAAGTCCCGCGAAGGCCACACCCGCACAGCCGTTTGCCTGAAGCGTGACGTTACCGGTCACACCCGATGGTGCCGTCACGATAAATGGCGTCATCGTTGCCCCCGATTGCGTCGTGGAGGGCTGGGAGGTAAAGACCAGTGTCGGCACGGGCGCGGGGGTCACGTTGAACAGATTGGACGGAGCACTGCTCGTGGCCCCCGGAGCTGTTGCGGTGAAGCTGCAGTTCGTCGCCATGCCCGTCGGAACGACCATGCTGAATGTGGCCGTCGAACCGGATATCATCGCCTCCAGTCCTGTAAAATTAACTCCAGGACAATCGGGTATGAGCGTCACGTTGCCCAAAAGCGTTCCCGTATGCGATACGATGAATGTCGACATCGTCTGCGCCGACTGCGTCGTCGAAGGCTGGGTCTGGAACGACAGCACCGGCGCAACATTGTTCGGCGCAAACATAAAAAACGTGATGATACCGGGAACACCGAGGCTGACAACCCAGTGGGGATTTTCCATCCCATCCGTCATAAACTTCCACGCCATGCCGTTCCCATGTGTCGTCCCTCCTTCCGCCCATGCCGACTCAAATCCCGCTGGACCCTGACTAAAGGTCGCTTGACCTGGAATCAAGGCCAGCGTGGACATCACCAGATAGTTACCCGCTTGGTGATCGAAGACGATATTAAATTCGTTGGACGTCGAAGGATGCTCGCCCATCGCCACCGGTCCCATTCCATCGCCCCCCTGTAGAGCAATCACGCACAATCCGGCAGCATTGTTCAATGAGGCGTTCATATGAAAGCTGGCGTTCGCTCCGGTTTGGGTCGGGTGCGTCCACCAGATCCGATGAACGGCGTTCGCGGCATCGGACGAAAGCGGCGGATCGAAAACCAAGTTCCACTGATTCGATGTGGGAACGCCGCTCAGCTGGTCGCTAAACGTTCCCGGATCGGGAATGCCACTGGTCATGACGGCAATGATCAAATCGGCACCGGTGGTGTTAAACGGCATGCCATCGTGCTGTGTGGTCATATCGAGCACACTCGTTGCCGTTCTTACCGCACAACCGTAAGCATTGCTGTTATTGACGACCGACATAATCCCGGCAGGCGGCACATTCGGCGTCACGTTAAATGCCGAGGACATGACCGTTGTCCCGCCAAGCATCGAAGCGCTGAAAGTACAACCGCTACCGGTTCCCGTCGGAACGATCAGGGCGAAGGGGACATTGCCCCCAAAGGTCTGTCCGGTCAGGTTGGTGAAGTCCACCGCCGGACAATTGTTTGGGGTGAGCGTCACTGTCAATCCATTCGGAGCTGCGGGACTGGTCGAAACGATAAACGGCGTCATCATCACGCCACTCACTGTTGTCATCGGCTGCGTCACAAATGACAGCGTATACATTGGGACATTGCTGACTGTATTGAACACCGCAATGCGCGTAGCTGGAATCTCGGTCTGGGATGACCACGTCCAGGTGGGGTTGACTGCCGCCGGCGTACCTATCGTTAATGCCGCCATGGACCCGCCGATATTGCCGCCGAACGCTCCGATGTGCTGACCGGGAACATCGTTAACGATATGAAAGTTCGACCCAATACTATGGTTCACACCGGCAAGGACGGAGGTGCCTAGCGTTGTGAGGACGAGCGCATTCGCTTGATTGGGCGTGACCGATCCCGGCTGGATCGAAGTTGCGGGGTTGGCGGATGAGTTCCCCGCCTCGACGACCGTCTGCGAAGGGTCCGCGGGTTTATATGCCGCAAAGATGCTGACGGGGTAGGTATCGACACCCGCGCAGCTGATCGTGTGACCAGTGCCAACAACCCCATTCGCTTTGTAGAACATCTGCACATTCACAGCACTGCCTTGGCTGACCGTCTTTCCGAGCGGCGTGTAGACATTGCCCTTGTTGTCGGTCGGTGGTTGACCACCACACATCGGATTGACCAACTCGTGCGCGGCAAGGCCAATCACCAGCAAATTATCCGGACCCGCGTTGGTCGTATCGATAGCAGTGGATGTGCCGCCGTTCGCCCCCAAGTGATCACCCGCCGCCGCCACACAGGTCCAGCCGTGACCGAGGTCGGTGTTGGCACATGGGTTGACGACGGTTTGGGGAATCAGATTGAAGGTGTTGGAGATCGCGGGTGTGAGCGACGTTTCGGTGTTGTTCACCGCTCTCAATCCGCATGTCGAATTCTCGGTTCCCCCAACCGTCACTCCGTTAAATACCGCAGTCCCCATCGCATCTGTTGTTACCGTCAAGCTTCCTGAGGGGAGTGTGCATGGACCGTTATTGATACTTAACGTGAGGGAATCACCCTGACGCAAACCGGGAACACGCACCGCAACCGCAGGATGAAAAGCGCTGAAGGGCACGGTGTTGGTGGGCTGCTGCGTAAAGACCATCGCTGTGGAGACATTCACCTCATTGCCAATCGTCATAAAGGTTCCAGGGGCCGACTCATTGGCATAGCTGGCCGCAATCTCCGAGGCCGAACGCTCATCGTTCGAGACAATGAATTGATCCATGTCGCCCTTATACATAAAGCGTGTATCGTCGGTCATCGTACCAATAGCCAGAAAGCGGAAACCCCAATCCACGACGGGAGTGGGAGCCGAGCCCCGAAGCTGTCCATTGACATAAAGTTTGGAGTCCGCTCCACTCTTCCACGTAAAGTCGTATTTCACCCACTGGCCTTGAGGGTAGATCTCGGGTGTAAGATTGACAATAACGCGACCGTCAACCTCACTACCTCCCGAACCACGCACGAAACCACAGAGAATCAACTGGTCCAAGTATTTCTGACAGGCAAACGTTCGGGACAGACCGATCTCCGAGTAATAGCCCCAAAACATATCCCTCTGCATCGACGTCGATCCTTCGGTAGGCTTCATCCACCAGGAGATAGTCCCCATTTCATGCAGGATTGCCGGTGGACGTGTCGTAAAGGAAAGATCCTGCAAACCGCTTGTGATGTAGGAGTCCGGCGTCCCGTCAAAATGCGCTGCTCGACCAAAGCGGCCAGCCACCGAGGTCACCGAGCCGTGATTTGTTCCATTCCGGTCCGCATTTCGCACCAGCTGGGTATAGCCAGAGCTGTCGGTCACATTAGGTAAATCCTCAAACTCATAAGCCAGCTGTGTCACCGAATCCCATACCCCCGCTGTCGAACCATCCGTTGTTCGCGCGGTGTTTCCATAGCACAAATAGATATTCGTGGGGGCACTGCCACTGACCTCAAACAGTTTCACCCGCATCGAAAACTCCCCTGTCGCTGGCGTATAGTGCTCCAACTTGTAAAACAGGGGATCTTTCTCACAGGCGGGATCGAGGTAGGGCCGAATATCATAACCAGCCGCTGAGGTCACATGCGCCCCTCCACCATTCTGATTCAATCCTGCAACCGTCTGGTTGCATGGTGGTGGTCCATTCGCGCAAACAAGCACCGTAAAATCATGCTGGGCCGTATTGCCGACCGCCGACGGCTGGATGGTTAGCTGACGGTGATAAAAGAAGACGCCCAAAGTGGAAACGTTATAACCCTTCGCGCCATAGCTGGCGGGATCGCAGGTTCCCGTCAATCCTGTAGCCGGATGCGGACACGTGTAAGGAACGTAGTCCGGTTTACCGTTTGGAGCAGAAATGTTGGTATAGTATTCCCGACCTTCTTGAATGTAGTCGGCAACTTCCGGGAAAGGACCCGGAATACCCCGCATGTCACAGGATAGGGGAGTCCCGAGCGGACCACCATTCACCCCCGGGGGCAAGCCCACTCGACCGCCATAATTACCCGTTCCTCCGTTATGCCAGAGGTAGATCGGGTCCAGCGTCTGATCCTGCTCTTCACGAATTTCGGGCAGTGTGTTTCGTCTCAGAACCGGTTGCCCCATGCGAAACCCCCATCCCGGCTGCTGAGGGGAAGGATATCCTTCACCTCGCCCAGTTCTGGCATCCCAGCACGGCCACAGACCGTAGTCTTGAGTCATCATGTCGTTGGTAAGCTGAATGGCGTTCTTATTGCCCCAACTCGCCAAGAAGTCATTCGGGTCGGCAATGAGAGTGTTGTGGATATAAGACACGCCACCACCAATCCGAATATATCCGTTCATATTCTGAGGACTCGCACAGTCGGTCTGGGGAGGTCCAGGCCAAGTGCGCTGATCACGGATATGCTCATTGTTATAGTTGTCCATCAGACGACCGTTAATGAACGTCACGCCATGGATTGAAAGTGACGCCGCATTCGTGATGCTGTTATATCGGGCGACCACACGTCCATTCGACATCAGGTCGGTGATGCCGTTGAACAGCGTGTTGCCTTCGACGTACAGATTCTGATCGCCGTTCACATCCTCCATGCCTGCATAGGCTGGGGTCGCCCATTGAGCGGAGTTTTGAAGCGGACCCGACTGCACGAATTGCGACTGAGCGATGCAACCCACCCCCTGTGGTATTTGGCTGTAGGTGTTCTGGTAGACGACGCCCTTGTTGCTCCGAAAATAGATGTAGTTCGCCAGCGACGTGGTATCCGTGATATCCAGATGCCGAATGAGGACGGGCTTACCGCCAGCGCTATCCAGAACGTAGATGAACCCACCCGGTGTTCGATGAATCCCTATACCGTTCTGGTAGCGGAAACCATCGACCGACGTCGATCCTAGAGTGGACTCCACAATACGAAGATTGGACCTCAGACAATTCTCACCTGCGCCATCACAGATGTCGTCGATAATGAACACTTCGTTTGGAGTATGCGGTAAGCCTTCTGCACGAATATGCACATATTTGGTGATCTCCATCTCCGCGACGGCGTGGTAGGTCCCGTGCGCCACCGTGATCGTGTCCCCGTTCTGGGCTAGCGTGTGACAGGCCGCAATCGAATCAAAAGTCGCCGCCACCCAATTCGGAGAGGCTCCGCTGCATTGCGCGACAAGCGTTGTCGGTAAAAGGAGCACGAAGACAACGCCGGCGAATCCTGTAAGAATTACGGATGGCAGTCGCTTGATCCAACGTGATTCACTTCGAGCCATGATCGAACCTCCCAACGACGAAACGCGGCAATTGATCGAAACACTCGTGGACTTCCGTTTTGATCTCGAGGTCTACCTCATCGAAACACACTTGAATGAAGTCACGCTTCAACCGAAACTGCAGGCGGGAATCGGCCATCTGCTCGCCGACATTCAGACGATTCTGAGTGACTTGAAAGCGTTGTAAGATTGCGAATTGACGGAAGGACATCTTTCTGTTACTCCCGAACCTCATGACATTCCACAAGATCGTTCCTGGCGTTGCCGCCGATATCGTCATGGCCATGGCGGCCGATCATTGGCCCTGGGACGCCTTTGTTCGCTTTCTTGATTATTGGCGCCAGTCTGATGATCCCCATACCCTCATCGCCCGCCTCGCGGATTCGGATTACGATCTCGATCACAAGTTGTGCCAATTCCTTCAGTCCTATCTCCACCAAAACGACTCATAGAATGCCTCCGCCGATAATGACCGCGTGGCCCGATGGCGGCGGTATGACATTGACGGCGCGAAATGTCGCTATCGTGGCCGCACCGCTCCAGCTGATCGTTTGCATCCAGCTCACCGTTGTCGCTACCGGTGCGCCGATCGTCCGCATCGCCAATGCCCCGCTCCATGCCGATCCCGGCACTCCCGGACTCTCCTCCCGGATCGTAAAACCGCTATTGATGGTGAGCATCATCGGGTCTCCACCGGTCGCGACGCCGACCACCATCAACTGATGGGCCGATGTCGGCGTGACGGCAGGCAGCGTCAGGCTGACACTCATGCCCGAAGTTCCAACCGTCTGATCCAATGGATTCGTCGTGGTATCGATGCCGCTAAACGCCGCAACCTGTATCGCCGGTGCGCTAAAGTCCAGCGTCGAACAGGTAAACGACATCGTTGACGAAACCACAGGATTAAAGGCGTAGAACAACTGATTGCCACTACTCCCCGAGGCCGTTTGTCGTGTCAGCGGAGTCCAGGGATTGATCGGTGTGGACGAAGGGCTGGTACACGGAAAAGCCGCAGTCGTCTGAATCGTGATCACCACCAAGTTGGCACCGATGGCATCAAAATTCGATAGCGTCACCACGGTCCCGTTCGCCGATGACGCATTCGCGCTGCGGATGCAGGTCACCCCTTCCCCAAGATCGGTATGGTTGCAGGGCGCTTGCGCTTCGAGGCGAAGCGGCATCCACAACGCCACAGCAACCCACCACCACCGCATCCTAGTTCCCCGTGCGGATCGATCCGAAAACGCCGGCCGGCGCCGGCGTGTTGTTGTTATTCGTCCCGCCTCCCGTCAAGCAGTAGCCAACGCCCGTGTTGTAGAAATAATTGCTGTTGGTATCGACAATCCCCGAATAATTGGGCGGGATGGGAATCGATTCCTGAAAGCCTTCACTGGAGGAACAGATCGGCACCGTCGCGAGATTGTATAAGCGCAGAAAGGCCGGGGTCGCTGAAGTATTCACGATCCGTCCACCGAGAAATCGTCCAGAACGGTTCCGGCAACTGCCGGATGTCACCGCCGCCGTCGAACCCACACCATTATTGATGTAGCAGGGAGTATCGGCCGTCGTCGATTGCGATGACGATGTCGGCGTTCGATACACATATAAGTCCGTTGCGGCCAGGGCGGCCACCAGAATGCCGCCCAAAACCGCGAGTTGCTGTCTCGTTGTCACCGCTTCGGCTCCTGCTGTCCAGGATGCGGCTGCGGGCCGGGTTGTCCTGGTTGCCCAGGTTGTCCTTGGCCGGGTTTCTTCGGGTCGTGCTCGGGCTCTTTCTTCTCGTGCTCCGGTCCTTCGTGCTCGGTCCGTCGGGCGTATTTCACGGCGCGTATCTCCTTTCTACCGCTGGCGGTCTCGGTTAATGTCGGAATCGGCAATCCCGCCGCCTGCCTCACCTCGTTCGGAGGACGCTCCGGCGTATATACATATAATGACAACCATTCCTCTTTCTGCTGAACCGTCGCCGGCGCCAACGACGCGATCGAACGCTCCGTCACCTGTACGCCGCGCTCGATATGGATCCCCTCACCGTTGTTATCCAAATCAATCTCAAAATAGCTTCGCGATCGATACTTCGGATACGCCAGATACGCATTCAAATGACACTCCTTCCGCAACTCCTCGCGCACCGCATCCGCATGCCGCATCGCAATATCTTCTATGATCTCGTCCGCACTCAACGCTTCCGGCACCGTCACTTCGCTCATAAAAACTCCCGCGTCAACCATTCCAACGCCACCACAATCCACCCCGCCAACGTCTCCAACCCCTCCACCGCGTGCTTCACAATGTGTGGCGGAAACGCAAACCACTTCAGAAAAATAATCACTTCGTCACCATCCGGATCACCCACACCACGATCGACATCACACAGATCGTCGCCACCAGCGTCACCAGCGCATCCATCAACCATTCCCGATTGATCACCCCTGCTCCTCAATCAGCTCCAACAGCTTCTTCGCAATCTTCACCGCCCGCTCCTCCTCCGTCACCGCCGGCCCGATCAACGTCGCCGCCGCCAACAACAACGCATACTTCCGATCATCCGGTAGCGCGCTCATTCCACCTCCATCAACTTCCGAATCCTCACCACCTCGTCCTCCGTCAACTCCTCCGGCCCCGGCAACGTCCGCATCACCCAGTCCTCCAACTCAAACCCCAACTCCGGACACCCCCAGTCATGCCACCCCTTCGTCTTCCCACAATACCCACACTCCTTCTCCATACACCCGTCCTCCAACACTGCCTCACTTTCTACGACCCCGCCTTTCACCCTGTCAAATGAATAAAAAAAAGCCCCGGAACCGATACCGGGGCGGACTTGGTCCTATCTATCAGTCTGCCGACTGTTTCCTATTTGGAGTGTTCCCTCTACCCTACCATAAAAAATCCCGGCAGTCAGGCTTGTCTACCCCCCGCCGGGACGAAAGGAAACGCATGTTGCAATACACACCGTACTTCTGAAAACTCGCGGATCCTCGCCCGCTCTGAAGAGGTCGGTCTCCTCACGCGGCTCCCCGCCTTCAGCGTTCTATCTCACTTGCCCTCCCATCCTACTCCCCTTTTTTATTTTTTGCGCGTGCGGACACGGGAAAAGCGTAGACGGCGACGAGCGGACCGGGGTGGACGGACAACTCGAAACTCGATCGGCCAACCGCGGAGGAGAGGAACGGGAGATGCGAATCGGGAGCGCGCGCGGTAAAGACTGACAGAGCAAGGACTTAGCGTGGATACAGCGTAGCTAAGCGAGCTATATGCGAACTATCGAGGACAACTCCAAGGTACTGAGCAGGCATGCGAACGCGCTGCAAGCCGCGCTGTGACAGGGTTAGAGACTCTCTCGCGGGCTCGAGGCTGCACGGAGTGTCTGGCACGGGGAGAGCGCTGTAGTAGTAATCACTATAGTGAGATGCACCATAGTGAGGAATGCGGGCGGGGCAGTGCTTGAACCGAGGCTCGAATGGGGGCACAGGTGGGAAAGCCTCATTAGGGGAGGGGGAAAGAAAAAAAAAAGAGGGAAAGGGTCGCGCGCGCGAAAAGGCTTGGAACGCGTTCAATGAAATGAACAGACCTCGGGCATTGCATGCATTCTGCATACATGCACGCATGGTACCAAACGTCAAAGACGGGGGAAAGAAAAAAAAGAGAAGGGGCGCGAAATAAGGCTTGACAGAGTATACCTACAGGAATATTCTTATAGGTACATAAGGAGACACGATGAACGACAAAGTGAGTATGTACACAAAAGAGCAAGCTTATCAGTGTGTATTGGATGCAGTAAACGCTGCGCTATCGCAAGGTCGGCCGTTTGCGGACCATTGGTTTTACTACATGAATGTCGAGGAGAAAGTCGCGTTCGCGCCGGCAGCTGGCGAGTATGCGAAAGGTTATCAAGCGTTCCTTCGCGAGTGTGAAGAACGTTATCAGTTAATGCTTTAAATAGTTTGGGCTCGCCTTGGCGCCAACCTTGGCGAGCCCGGTAACAAACCCGAAACCCTTGCGAGGAAACGAGAATGTCAGAGAAGAGTGTATCAGCGTTTGCTGTGGAAAACAGCCAGAACCGAAAGACCGGTCTGGTCAGTGCCACGTATGCCAGTCAAGTCAGCTGCCCGAAGTCCTGCCAGTTATATGACAACGGATGTTATGCCCAGAAAGGTTTAGTGAAGTTTCAGACCAATCGCGTGAATCGATCGAATGCCGACGCTAGCGAAACGGCAATTCAGGAGGCTGCAGCTATCGATCGATTAAGCGGAAAGCTGGATTTGCGAGTGCATGTCGTCGGCGATTGTTCGACAAACCAGGATGCTGCTGTCGTCGGTAGTGCGATGGTCCGTCATGAGTCCAAACACGGGAAGAAAGCCTACACCTATACGCATGCTTCGGCCGATGTCGAAAAGGAATCGTGGATGGGCGCAAACGTCATTGCATCCTGTGATGACTTTTCCGAAATTGCCGCGGCTAAGGCGCGCGGTTATGCAACTGCTTTTGTTGCGCTCAAAGGAACCGAGCTTTACGAAACGTTCAAATCGAATGGAGGCCGCGCCCTAGTGGTGGATGGACAGAAGCTTGTCGGATGTCCGTTTGAATGCTCGCCTAAAAAACCTCAGTGCGTGGATTGTCGGCTGTGCTTCGACAGTGAACGCTTGGTGCAGCTAGATATCACTATCGTTTTTCCTCAACACTAAATTGAAACTCAGGAGATAAAACCGTGAAATACATTAAAGTATCGAAAGAATCGACAAAGACCCCTGGAAAAGTGCTGACCGCTTGCGTGCCTGTATTTGATGAGGAGTATCAAGCCTTAGTCGAGCGAGAAATGGAAGGTTTCTGCCTTTCGTGCGGCAGCCAGGTTGGTGGAGTTGAGCCCGATGCGCGCCGTTATGAATGTGAGTCCTGCGGAGAATCGCGCGTTTATGGTTTGGAAGAATTGTTATTAATGAATTTGATCGTGATCAATCCGCGCAATAGCAAAGTTTACGAAGCGTCTTGATGGTGTCCTACCGGTGGGTATATACTTATGCGTATGAAGAGCTACGTTTGCAATCGCTGTACTCACCGGTGGTATCCGCGGACACCGAAACCGCCGAAGGTTTGTCCGCACTGCAAAAGTCCGTATTGGAATAAATCGAGAATTTTCCCGAAACGTGACAAGACTGAACGACAGGAGACAGCCTAATGCCTCACGAATTTGACGAAATTTGGAAGCGCATCGATAACGCGCTGGCCTTTCTCAGTGAGCATCAAGTGCAGCATCAATTGGCGATTGAAACGCACGACAAGGAAATGGCGGAGTTGCGTGAGATGCACAAGAAGCTGGCCCTTGCGGTCATCGAGACCGGAAAGCAAATTCAGGACATGAAAGCGGACAGCACTCGATTCTGGGAGGAAATGCGTACATTCAAGGACGAGATCATTCGCTATCTGAAAGGCAATCGGCCGAACGGCCATTAAACGCGAGTGAGGCGTCCTAGGCCGTGATTCCTGGACGCCTCTGTAAACCCACACAAGGAGACAAATCCTTTGGAAGGTTGTTTTTCATTCTACAGGATTTGTCTAGTAATGCTTGGCGCTCCTCTTTCGATTCGGACTCTGCCGGCGATTCCGCTCCGCATCCGATTCGAGCGGAGAGCGCCGTTTCTTTTTCTCCGCGCGTCGTTCGTGCCAGTAATCCATCAACGCAAAAACCAAAATGCCACTCGCCAAAGCTACCGAACCGGCGAGGAGTTCTGCATTGGATTTCCGTTCGAGGACTTGTAAGGCATGGGGTAGCGGCTGCGGTGGCGGAAAGGTGGGGTACGGAATCGGACGCGGTGCAAAAATGGGGTCCGGGACACCCGAGACCCCTTGAAGCAGCAACACTAGAACCAACGCACAACATTGCATCGCTTGAGTAGCCCTACGCCCATCAGACCGATGCCCAGCAAGAATACCACGGAGGGCTCGGGCGCACCCACAACGGGCGTTGCGGTCAAATCAATCGTGTCGTTGCTGTCGCCGGCGCCCGTCGCATGCACGATAAATTCTTCAGTTACCGAATACGGCGTGATCCCCGTCGCGGCCGCTGTCGCTTGGGCATTGGTGCCGATGCTCGAAAAGGTGAACGCGGATAGCGGAGCACCGCCGTATAAGCCGTTGTTGGCATCGACGAAGGTGAGTTCCTCAACGGTCCATCCGCTCGGGAGCGTATTGACCGTGAAGGAGCTACCAAACGGAATGGTGCCATTGGGCGCGATCAACCCTTGGTCCGTGATGAAAATATCCAACGTGCCCCCCATCGCTGTTGCGGTGTTGATCGCGTTGGAAAAGAGCACATCGGGCGGGGTGAGGGTCGACTGGCCGTGGCCCGTCACACTGACACTGGAGAAAGTTCCGAAAGCCTGAGTCACACTGGCGTCACCGACCCCCGTCGCGACCGTCGTTGGCGAAGCGCCGCCTTCTTGGAGACCAATCGAGATGGTGTCGGCGTAAATCGGCCAGCTAAACAGAACAAGCGTGCTCACTAGGAGCATGCTCAAACGAAGCAGTTTCATAAACGGTGTAACCTCCGTAGGAAATAGAGCACAGATGCATTCTGCAATTCGATGTCAGTGTTTTTTACACTCTGCTGAACGGAAACCAACCGGCAAACTTGTTGCTCGTTCAAGTGACCAACCCAGACTTAACCGGCCTGTGATAGTTCCACGCGGAAAACCAAAAAGAGCATCGAGTTCCGCTGCCGTGTAACAGCGTCCCCTGTATTCGATGTGCCGATTCTTGCGACGGGTGTTTTTCATAATGTACTCCGTTCACTTGACCAGTTCCTCCATCTGCGCAATCAACGGTGGTGTCGTCGCCATTCGCCGGCAGTATTCCGCAATCAGGATCGCGTCTGCTGTCTGATGATTGAGCTTCAGTCGCGGAAACCACTGTTGCGCCCAGCTTTTATGCAGGCGCTTGCGCTGGGTGTAGCTGGTACCTTTCCCGCCGCGGAGCCCGAGCGCTTGGGTCCACTTCACGGGAGTGACGTCCTGAAAGGGAATTCTTAAAGCGATCACAAAACCGCGTAAAAGCCCCCAGGACGCCGCGAACTTGAAATTGGACGAAATGCCTTGACCGGGTCGGGAAGAGGCCACCTCGAGGCACGCCATTTGGATTTTCGGGGCATACTCGGAGATCAACTCAAGTGTGTCGCGTTCTGTATCCGCCCAGGGGTAAGCCGCCTGAAACTGGCCGTCGCTGTCGAGAAGTCCGATGCCTCCCGACATACCGGGATCGATGCCGCAGAAAAGGGGTCCATAGTCACTCATTTTTTGCCTTCTTCTTTTTTAGTGTTGAGGTGTCGAGCAGTAAAAATTCGTCTATGTTCAGAATCATTACACCGGGCGGCCATTCTTTTTCCCCGCGAAGCCGGCGTTCCTGTTTGATTTCTTCTCGGCTGCGTAGCGGAACCTTACCTTCCAAGATGTCTTGCGCAAGTTTCTTGATGCTTTGATTCATTTTGCCCTCCAGCTCCAGATCGGTGACCGCTCGTCACGGCGGGTCAGCAGCGCGACGTCTCCGCGGTTTGTTCGTTCGACGAGTCCGAGATCTTCAAACTCGCCCAACCAATGAAAAGTGTCTCCAGGATCCTGGTTGGCCGTGACGGCAATCTGGTGTGTATTCAACCATTCCGCACCGAGCGCCCGAAGCACACGATCCGGTCCCGGAGGAAGGGGGAAAATCACCAAGTGTCCCACGACTGTCCCACCGAATTTTTCAGTTTGGGACAGTGCCGTTTTCTCAACTGTCCCACTGTCCCACGCTCTAGGGGGGTGGGACAGTGGGACAGCACGTTGGGTTATTTCATTTTGCGGGAGCATCTTCTTTCTTATGAGATCGATAAGCTCACCAGGGGCGAGTTCACGCTCCTGTCCCACTGAAGGGGACTGTCCCACGGGTATTTGCGGGTATTTGGGGTCGTTCATATTTTGCTGTCCCACGGGGTGTCCCACTTTTTATTGCTCATCCTGACGGTCCTTGAATCTCTGAATAATGCGTCCAGCTTTGCTCTTGCTAATCCCGAGCGCTTTCTCGATTTCGCGTAGGCTTTTGCCGCTATCGAACATCTCCAGAGCGGTGGCTCGGATCGGATCGACAACGTTCTTCGTCGTCCAAATGGCAGCGTCATTTTCGATACGCATTTCGACCTCGAAGGGGTTCGCGTCGGAGCCATCGCTGTTGCGGAATTTCGTGTAGTGGACTTCGAACCGGGCGGCATCGCTCGGATCGTAATCTTCGGGATGGCGGAGGGTGATCATCGTATCGAGAATGTCTTCCCGGCGACTGGTTCCGCGCTGTTCGCCATTCCGGCCGGCATGATGAATCAGTAAGACGCTAATCCCTTGACGACGCAGCGACAGCACCCATTGTTGGATCGGCAGCCACGACTCGGCCTCGTTTTCCTTTCCACCGCTCGTTAATGTCGAGATGTTGTCTAGAATCAGGAGTTCGGCGCCCTGGAGCGCAATTGCGTCTTCCGCCATTTCCTGCCCGAGGCTTCCCGATAACGACGGCATCGGTTCATCCTGCTCATCCGGCGTGATCAGATCGAAATCGGATCCATAGCGAATATGGGACTGCATGCCGGCAAGAATCCACCTCAGCCGTCTCTGCATGGTGACCCTTGGCATTTCCCCGTCGATATAAAGGACCTTTCGAGGTTTCGGTGCCTTCCATCGCCCCAGAAAGATTCCGCCGGTGGCAACGGCGCAACCCATAGCGAGCGTCATGAACGTCTTTCCGACACCGCGCTTGCTGTAGAGCATGTTGGTACTCTGCGTCTGGATGATCGGTCCCAGGATGTCTTCCCGCGGGGGGATATCCTTCGTAACAAAAGTGACGATATCGACAATCTTGAAGCGGCGCTTTTGCTCCGAATGATCGAACAATGCATAGAATGCTTCGGCTCCGTATTTCCCGACGTAATCGTCGGGACCATTGACGCCGCGTTCTTCCGGTATGTGAACCAAATGAACGATGGCGCCTCGCCGGCGCAATTCCCGCTCGAGCTGGCGCTCCGCGGCTTGCACATTAGGATTCGAAGCGACGTTCGAATCCAGGATCACATAGACATGGCGATCGATCCAGGTGATGTGATCGAAATCCGATAGCGGTCCTTTGACATCCACACGCGTTCCGTCGGGATCGGGGGCAACTCCGATTTTTCCGCGCCAGCCGTAGCAGCCGCCGAGACCGATCGCAAATAATGGCCGGTTCGAAGCGCGTGATATCGATGTCAGCGAAAGCTTCGATTTCTCGGCTTCGACCATCGCCACAGGGACGGTGATATCGGTCAGGAATAGACGATCGGAGGGCAGCACATAGAAGTGCCGCTTATCCCCGAATGTGGTGAGGTATTTGGCCAGAATCTTCCCGGAAGAGTCTTTCTCCGGATGATCCCGGCGCAGGCGCCCTGTACCGTTCTCGCCAGTAAAGCCAAGATACGGAAACAGGATGCCTTCGAGGTGCGCTGAGGTCTCTCGTCGATAACCTAGCTCGCGCGCCTCCTGATCGGTGATTCGACGGACGCCGGCTTCTTCAAGAAGCTCCAACGGAATGCTGAGTCTTTGGAAACTAGCAACATCGGCATCCGTCAGATTCGTGCCGTTCATCAGTCACGCTCCCGGTTGTGTTCGGCACGTTATTTCTCCCTTCGCTCGATCTCGGCGAGGAGTCCCTCGGCCTCGTCCACCGCACCCGACTGAGTTGTTGCACTCCATTCACTGGATCTAATAATCGCTGCCGCCTGCAGCAGCGCGCAGCGCCGGCGCTCCCTTTGGGAGTCTCGGATGACTTGGATCTGTGGCAGCGGATCGACCAATCGCTTCGGTCCCGCTATGTAGGTATTCCCACATTCGCACTTGTGATATTCCGTCGTGTTTTCCATGTCAAAAACCTCTCCTAAATCTCTCCATTTTGGGTCTCAAAATCTTCTGAATTTCCGGTTAGCTGCCATATCAGTTATTGCTTTAGCTACGTCGCGGAAATCTCTCCCATTTCTCTCCATTTTGGTTACCCAAATCTCCCGAATCTCTCCCGAATGGCCTGCCGGACGGTGCAGGAAAACGGAGGTGAACAAAACCCCGCAACAGGTTTTGTTCAGGGTACTTGTGCCGGAATTTGCAGGAGAATGCAGGAAAACGTACTCTGGAGTCTATATAGCGACCACAGCTACGAGTTTGTGCCATAACTGCCTTAAGAATCAATACGTTAACAAAATATGATCTCATGGGGTCTCCCGAATCTCTCCTTCAAACTGCATAAGCTCTTTGTGTTGGGATCGCCAACGGCGAAGGGCGGCTTCAGTAAGGGGTTGTCGCACGGCACTAATCAAAGCGGAGACCTCACGATCATGGAATTCGCCGGTCTTCCTCTTGACGTAAGTGACAAGATTCGCTATCGCAAGACAATCCCGCAGTTCGTCGCCGCATAATGAACACTTCACCACGTCTCCTTCCGCTGCTGCTGGTAACGTTCCAACTCACGCAAGAATTCATGCTTGAACGAGTCGAAGGTATATCCGGGTCCAGGGTTCTGCCGAACCTTCAGTAGGTGCGCCATGATATCTGCGGCGACTGCGGTGTCGATGCTGCGGCAACCGTTGTCGTCGAGCCAAGACCTCAACATCGCTTCAGTCGATGCGTCTTTCATACGAACTCCCGTTCCTCTGCGTACAACTTTTGACACCTCTCACAGATCCAGACCGCTTTTATTTGGGCCACCACTTACCGCGGTGGCGGCCCCGGCTGTTCCCTTTGGCGATGATGGCATGCAAGCTGGGTCTCGGTTTATCTTGGTTTCTAAAATCGCCGTTGACATCGGCCTTTCCGCAAGCCGTGCTCCCCAGTTCGAGGGGACGCTCTTTCGCCTTGGGTTTCGGTTTCATTCGACTTTTCACGCTCATCCCTCCTCCAGCTTGGAAAGATCGATGAAGTTGAGATTGCTCATCCCCCCATCAGGCAGACTCGGATTGAACGTGATAACGTCACAGTCAGTTTCATTGGTGCAGAATGCCTGCTCCGGCCCCATGATCATCGTGGAGAGTGTTCCGCAAACCGGGCAATGATAATTTGTCATCACGCCTCCTTCTCTGCCGCCGACTTCAGCCTCTCCAGCCGTTGCTGTTCGCGTTGGTACATCTCACCAGCTGCAGCCATGACGCGGTCCTGGCAATATTTCAAATACCGCTTCGTGGTCAGAAGGCTCGTGTGGCCCATCCACTCGCGTACTTTGTCGATGTCCCAGCCGATTTCCAACCATTCGATTGCACGAAAGTGCCGCAAGTCATGCGGCGTGATCTTGGCCTCGATGCCCGCCGCGATCCGTGCCTCTTCGAAGATCTTGCAGACATAGGTGCGCTCCAGCATTCCCCACTTGCGCCCCGAATGGACCCGCGCATCCTGCCGCACAAACAGATACTGCTCAAGACCCGACCCAACAGGTGCGCGGGGTAATCCCTTGGCGTATTCCATCGCCTCCGGAGAAATGGGGATGCTGTAGCCGTCCTTATTGGCTTTGAACGGCTCGACGATGACCAGCCCCCGGCGTACATCGAAAAGAGGCCGCTTTAATTCGATTCCCTGGCCAATGCGCAATGCCGTCTGGGACACAATGCCGAAACATTTCCCGACGACCTCATCCCTTGCAATCGCCTCCTCGACCAGATTACGAACCTGCAATCCGTCCACTGGGAACCGCACTTTCTTTTTCGGTTCTTTCCACTGGAAATCCTTCATTGGATGCGCCGGAATCCATCCCATTTCCTCATGCGCCCAGCGCAGCATCGCGCTCAACGCCGTGAGTCCGTGATTCGCCGTCTCGGTGGTGATCTGCTGGCCCTTCCGTGGCCCAGTCGTCGCGACCTCCAGCAATCGCGTGTCGTAAAAATAGTTCCCATCCTGACGGGTAAAGGATTGCAGCCGCTTGTCGTGGAGAATCCGCTCGACGTTCTTTAGTTCCCTTTCGTAAAAGTCGCTGTCGTGCCGACTGCGACACCAATTCTGCAAAAACAGCGGGACGCATTGCGGGATGGAGATGTCCTTCTCGGAAATGACGACAGCCTTCTTTCCCCTGTCATTCCACTTCTCTCGGAGCGCCCGCCAGTCGCCAAATTTGATTTCGTGGTCGGCTTTGACGATAAGGTCGTCGCCCGTTTTCTCATCCGGTATGCGCTTACGGAAGCGCTTACCGTCTGGCCAGTGAAATGAAGCTTCGAGCTTGCCGTTTTTCAGGTGAATAATGTTTTTCGTTCGTTTGGGTTTCTTCACAATGGATCTCCTTGTCTCCTTGTTGTTGTGGATAAATCACGGTTTTGCAGGAGGCATTCTACGCCTAATCCTTCTGGCCTTTCATGCGATGTGGCGTCCACTTTACCGATTGCATGAATCGGTCGAGGTCTTCGCGTTTATAGGTCCGTCGGTCCAAAACGTTATAGCAGGGGATCAGGCCTTTATTACTGAGATCGACTAATTTACGTGCCGAAATGCCCGAATATCGGGCCGCGGTACTCTGTGCGAAATATTCCTGCTCGGTGTCCTCAAACGTTGGATGTTTGAGGAACTCCTGCATTTCCTTGCATAGTTGAATCTCGTTGAATGGTTCGTTTTCGTGGTTAAAAGGAATGATTTTTTTACCCATCACGACACCCTCCTTATCGAACGACGAAGGAAGCGTCGGAATCGGCGGTGGGTTGAAAGATAAGACGAAACTCCCCACACCGCTAGAACGATGCAGGGAGCGAATGTCAGAATCAGCAGCTTGACGAACATTTCGCTCTCCTTCCGTGGTGAGCGAAGCGACTTGGTAGGTCGCGCGAGATCCTATAACGAACGCCCTCGCCGGGTCAATCACGCATTTGTAAAATGTCGTCGATTTGTAAAAGCAACAGGGCCAAACTCCGTAGAAATACGGACTATACCTCAGTAGTCTAACTCTATACACTGTCCGCTACACTCCGGGGAATCGCAGCGTCTAGGGGAACAATATGTCAGTTCTGAGCGGTCACAGTGTAGCTAGCGGCCCGTACCATACTCCCACGAACAAAGTGTTCATCGTCACCAATCACCATCGGCTTGAGCAGTGCGTTGCCGGTGAGGGCAACATTCTGCCGGAGATCTTCGATGTCTTGCCGGAGGTCTTCAATGAATTTCGATCTCGACTACGCAAGCGCCACGGCCTGCACAATCTGGTCGTCGGCCGTTTCCGGCCGCGGATTAAGATATTCGTGATCACCAATCATTTACGGCTGCCGGAACATGTTCTAGGTGAGATCGAGGTACCCGATATTATTTTAGACGCCTTGCCTGACGTCTTTGATGTGTTTCAATCTCGATGCCCTCAGCCCCACCGAAGAAACGGTGATAGAAGACACTAATGTTGGAAGCGAGCCAGTCCGAGACATCATCATCCCGGTTCAGGACAGCTTCAAGTTGTCGATGGAGTTCTCTGTTCTCAACACGGAACTGCTTCTCGGATCGATTCTCGTGAGGCGGGTTGATGAAGTCTTGGAATTCCAGCCCTGCGAGCTTCGCCGCCCGCTCCAGCAAATCGAGTGACGGTTTCTTCTCCTCACGGTCATTCTCGGCACCGATATAGTGATTCGACGCCATCATTCCTAGTCGGCGGGCAAACGCGGTCTTGGACTCATTGCCGGCCTTCTCCCTGAAATATCGTAAGATCTGCCCATACGTCATTTTTTTAAACACCATCCTTCCAGGGATGCCTCCCTGCAGCCTGCCTCGCAGTCCACAAGAGTAACTGATCTAGTTAGCTGATGGTTAGATATTTATGGATTGTAGTTAGATGAGGCATGATGGCTAAATTGTTGGATTGATTATACCAGCCGATTAATATTGATCTTTGGAGGGGATTGGGCATTAAATAATCGCCATTTATTTGAGGGCAATATGGCGAATAAGAGACGAGCACGACGGCGCGGCCCCAAGCCTAATCCTCTTGTGCGAGGTGTCCAACTCGATCCCGATCAGATCCTCGAATGGCGCCTGGATCAGGGACTCTCGCAGGTGGCCGCCGCTAAAGAAATTGGTATCGCCACCATGACGTATCGAAAGTGTGAGGCGGACAATGCCGTTGTCAGTTTACTGAATGCCACAAAAATTGCCAGACGTTTACAGATTCCGCTCGATAAGTTGAGAGCGGCGAGATTTCGAACAATCTGGTGAAGCGGGGCGACTTGGTAGGTCAGCCACGTGGAGTCCCATCGATGATTGGCGAGCGAACGACTCTGGCAGGTTAAACGCTTATGTCTATCGATATCCGTAAGCTGAATTCCGGCGACGTTAATCGCGAGGTGCGATACAGCGTCCAAGGTTTAACCGAATGGGGGAAGATCGTGCGCTGGAACGATCGCTTCATTTTTGTCCGCTACTACTTCCGCCAGTACGACGGAGGCCCGCCGATTCCGAGAACCGGAGAGACACCAGAAGCGACCGATCCCGGCAGTCTGGAGTTCGTATGACCAACGGCACCTACATTTTCAGAGAGACGGTTCTACCCGAAGACATCAAGGAAACGATCGATAACTATGTCCGCTTTGGAATCCCCACCGGACATTTCCTGCAGGCCTGCATTGACAACAATCTGGATGGTGCCATCGGGCGGGCGGATGAGCGTAGCCTTGAAGCCTTGCCGGCCATCGTGGGCTATCTCCATAACCATACGCCTTGGGATTGTCACGGCTATCAAGGGGCGCATGACCGTCATGTGAAGAACAAATTACGGGAGCGCAAGCGCAAAGCGGAGGATCAATGAGTAAGAACGATCTCATCAAGCATGAACCGACAATTATGGAAATCGTCCAGCAGATCGTGGGTTCTCCGAATGCGCGGGATCAAGTCGAGGTCATGAAAGAGCTGCTGGCCATGAAACGTGCAGAGGAAGACCGCGAGGCGCGCCGAGCGTATTTCAAGGCGTTACACGATGCCCAAGCGAAGATTGCCGTAACCAAAGACGGCTCCATCGTCGTGAAGAACGAAGTGCGTAGCCGCTACGCAACTCTAGAGCAGCTGGATATCGTGCTTCGGCCCTTAATGGATGAACACGGGTTCGCATTTGATATGACGGAACTGGGCATCAAGGATGGCATGCGTGAATTCGGTGGAACCCTGAAGCATTTGCAAGGTCACGAGGAAACAAAATGCGTCAATCTCCCCCTAGATAAATCCGACTTTCGTTCCGGTGTTCAGTCGGAGGGTTCGACGATCAGTTATGCCAGACGCCAGCTCTACAAGCTGCATTTCAACATTGTGGAGCGCGAACGTGGTGAATCGCCGGAGAACGTTGAGACCATCGATGCCGAACAGGTCAAGGATCTCGAGACGGTCATCGCCGACGTAGGGGCGAATAAGAAACTGTTCTTGGAATATTTTCGCATCGAGAAAGTTGCGGATCTGAAAAAAGCCGACCTAAGACGCGCCATAGATCTATTGGAAAAACGGAGAAAGGCGAATGAAAATCCACCGGTGTAAACAGGGCTCTTTCGAATGGTCCCAGAAGCGTGCTGGCATCCCCTGCAGTTCGGCATTCCATCGCGTCATTACGCTAACCGGTAAGCCCTCGAGCCAAGCCGATCCTTTTCTGTTCGATCTACTCGCTGAACGCATCCTGGGCCATCCGCTCGACGAATACATATCCTTCGCGATGGAGCGGGGATCGGAGCTTGAACATAAGGCCGTTCAGTACTTCACACTGGTGACCGATCGGGAGACCGAGGAGGTGGGCTTCATCACCGACGACGACGAACGTTGGGGAACGTCTCCAGACCGCTCCGTCGATGACGGCTTTCTGGAAGTGAAGTGTCCACAGATCCCGCGGCACATGATGAATCTCATGGCTCCTGAAGCGGCCAAGAAGGAGTACTGGATTCAGACGCAAGGTCAGCTCTGGATCGGAGAACGCGAACGCACATGGCTTCTGAGCTATCACCCGGACTTGCCATATGCCCTGTACGCCATTGAGCGCGATGAAACATTCATCAAGAGGCTCTCAGTGGAAGTGAGCGCGTTCTCCGATCGTCTGGAGGTTCTGGCGGATCTTGCCGTGAAGCGCGGCTATTTCCGGGGCGACAGCGTCCGCAGACGTTCGGACAACTTCGAGGAGCGCCGGCTCACGGAGCTGTTAAAGGCATCGTTGATTCAATTGAAAGGAGACCAGCATTCAACATGATTCGAACTTACGCCGTGATATTGGAAGGACTGACACCGCTTCTGATGCATTGGGACAACATTGAGTGGGCGGATCAAATGGAGGAGTGGAAAAAGGATCCCAAGAACAAAGCCAACTCTAAAGCTGGCGATGATCGGAGTCCAGCGTATAGATGGATCGGATCTGTCTATCACGATGGTAAACAGATCTGTATAGCGAGCGATAACTTATCGACCTGCATGATGGAGGGCGGCATGCTCGTGCCGACGGGAAGCACTCGAGGCGCAAAAACATTTAAAGCACAAACGCAGAGTGGAATGAAAGTGGACGATATGTTTATTCCACTAATTGTGGACGGAAAGAGTATTCCATGGGCTCCGATTGAGACGCTAATGGGAAAGAACAAATTTACGGATCATTTGGAAGCCACAAAGAAATTAGGATTCCGTCTATTCACCAAGCGCGCCAAAATCAATGGAAAAACGAAACATATCCGAGTACGGCCGCGATTTGATTCATGGAGTCTAGAGTTTACGATTACAGTTTGGGATGATGGCATTACGGAATCGGTCATTAGAAACATCCTGGAACACGCTGGAAATTACAGAGGTCTTTGCGATTGGCGTCCCGGTTCGCAAAAGCCCGGACCATATGGGATGTTTAAGCTGGCGGCGCTCACTGAGCTTTAAGTTCGTGGCCGGCCTCGGCACGGCAGGGTCCGGCGCGGTTCGGTTCGGCAAGGCGTGGCGAGGGTGCAATGCACACATCGAAATTATGGATTTCGGGCGCGGCAGAGCATGGCTCCGCTCGGTTTGGCATGGCAGGGCGCGGCAGGGCGAGGCGGGGCATGGCAGAGTCTGGCGTGGTTCGGCGCGGCACGGCGCGGTAAGGCGGGGCAGGGCATGGGGTCGATGACCAGAAACGAAATGGCGGGGCGGGGCTCGGCGTGGTGAGGCAAGGCCGGCCATGGCGCGGTTGGGCGCGGCACGGCAGGGCGTGGTTGGGTCTGGCACGGCGCGGCGCGGTCAGGCAAGGCAGGGCAAGGTGAGGCAAGGCAGGGGGTCTATGACCGAAGCGAATATTTTTACGAAAGGTTTGCCAACAGATTTTGAAATCCGGAAATTGACTGAACATTTCACGGACATTCAAAGTCTGCGCGGTTCGACAATCAAACATGAAGAGCTCGAGCGTGTCACCGGATTAAAGCGCGACACGAGTCGTTATAAAACCGTGGTTGTGCGGTGGCGTAAAAAAGTCGCCCGCGAAACCGGAATCGAAATACGGGGCGATCTTAGGGGAGACATTGGTGTTGGAATTCGCGTGTTGTCGGCATCTGAGCAATTGGAGTATTCCGGAGATCTCGATCAGCATGCAGGTCGGAAGGTTCGCCATTCGCATCGCGCCGTCGCAAATATCGCCGACTCCGATCTGACCGAACAAGAACGCAAGATCAAAGATCATCGTATTTTGGCCGCAAAACACGTCTATTCAGCAATGATCGAGTCGCGTCAATTCCGGTCATTAGCTCCAGGACCACCCGAAATGACGCCGAAGGTCATGGCGAAGGACAAGAAATAAGTGAGGCGGGGCGAGGCTTGGTGAGGCGTGGTTTGGTTTGGCTTGGTTGGGCACGGCGGGGCGTGGGTGCAATGCACAAAGAAATTCGGCCCAGCGCGGTGAGGCTTGGCGCGGTCTGGCTGGGCTAGGCCTGGTGCGGCAAGGCACGGTGCGGTGCGGCACGGCTTGGCATGGGGTCTATGACCGGAAAATCAAGGCGGCAGGGCACGGTGCGGTTCGGCAAGGCCTGGTGAGGCCGGGGATGGCACGGTACGGCTTGGCTTGGCATGGGTGCGATGCACAGCAATTTAAAAAGTGAGTCATGACGAAGGAAATGACAACCCGTGGTCGCGTTCATATAAGGGGAGCGCGCCAGAATTACCGCTACCGACGGTTCCAGGCGCTGAACGACAGCTTGGATATATTCTTCGTCCTTTTCGATGCGAAAGGAAAGTGGTTCACCGTTGAGGATGTTTGTAAGGAGTTGGAATTTGATGCTGAAGATCCGGCGATACAGAAGCGACTACGCCGCATAGCCCACGCATTAGCGAGAATTCATCGGATTGAATGCACGCACGCCTCACGCCTGGGCCAGAACGGTTCACGCATGCGCGTTTTCATGAGGTGTCCTTGAATGGTGTGGAATGGCAAAGCAAAAACCCAACAAACCGCAAGACCCGTTGCTTCCGGACTTGCAGATCGACTGGGATTCGTTCCCCACGCCGACGCCGATATCCGAACCGCAATACCAGCCTGGAGAGTACATGAGAACCGGCCGCTGCGGGATTTGTCTTCTACCAATCGAAGCACGGCAGCCACGAGGCTTGAATCCAAGACATCAACACGATTGCAGTCCAGTTTGTTCGGAGACAACACGGAATAAGTCAGACAGGCCCAGGTGAGGCCGGGGCAGGGCCCGGTATGGCTGGGCTCGGCGAGGCAAGGTAAGGCAGGGCTAGGCATGGGTGCTATGCACAGATTGAAATGAATGACGCTGAGAGAAGCCTTCGCCAGGGAATTGGATCGCGAGAAGCGCGCATGGTTTCCGCCAAAGCTTCTCACATGTCGGCTCTGTCAGTTGATCGATTATCGTCACGCCGGCGTCTGTTTCAAATGTCAGCATCAGGTGGAAACCGATCTCGTCGAAGTATGGGAAGTGGCGCATCCGGAAAACCGCTGGCCTTATGTCTGGACCGATCTGTCGGAAGAAGAGAAGCAGAAACTCGAGTATGCAGAGGAGCACAAAGAGGACACCGCAATGCAGCTGGCATTATTTAAATTCAAAACGCAGGCGGCGCGTGTGAAGGATCAGAAGAAAAAGGAGCATGTCAGATGATAAGGAAGAAGACGCGGCCGCGGCGCCGGCGCGAACCACGCCGCACCATCTACGAATCCGCTTTGAGTAAAGCCGAGGCCGAGCTGGAGCGGAGAGTGGCACAACGCACGGAAACGCTCCGGAAACTGGAGTACCTCTCTGTACGGATTCCGTATCTCGAGAATCTCGTGTCCGCGCTATCGGAACCGCCAGCGGCTTCATCGAGGGATCGAGAAGTTGGGCCAAGCAGTGACGAGGCGCGGGTCGCGCCGGTTCCGATACCCACTCCGACGAGCCAGGAGGATTGGCTGCAGAAATATATGCCGTCAGCGGGACGGCTTACGACATCGACGCCGCCGGTGCGAGTAGAGCCGTCGGGCAACTCGGCGGATCCGGATGAATTCTTGAGCGATGAGCCGGTTGGATAAACCTAACGGGCTGTTGACATTGTGTGGTATACTATATAGTGAAGGTTGAGACTTTAGCTTTCATTAAAGGAGACAGAATGAGATCACATGATGAAGACAATGATGTAATTACGCACGTGCGTGATCACGTGCCAACCGTGGACAACTATTCCCGCCTGATGGGAAGTCTGGATGGATTACCCGATGTCATTCAGACCCGACCGACGCCGCACCAGCACATTCCACAGTTTGGTATCGGTGGCGTGGAAATGTTCACAGTGCAAACGTTCCGGCAACGGGAGGTCGGTGACACGATCTTTCTGATGCATTCATCTTCCAGCGGTACGATCCGACTGGTCATACCGCCCAAGGTTGCTGAGATTATCGCCAGACAACACGATCAGGTCGGGAAGACGAACCGCAAGAAGCAGGCGAAGCGTGTCGCCCAAGAGCGCATGGACGCCGGCATCATGCCAGGGTTCATGAAGAAGAGAGCGTAATCTTCATACGGGGTCGTAGCCGCTATCCTCCGGCTTCGACTCCGGTTCCGACCAGCAGCAAGCCCTGAATGGACATGGCGCAAGGGGATTGTGGCAGGTCGTCAATTGTTTTTCCGGAAGATCGCTCAGTGCGCGCAGACGTTCAAGCTGTCGTGTGGCGAGGCTCCTAATCTTGTCGAGGGCGGTCTCCTCCGGCACAGGAATTTTAATCACGAATAAAGATTGCTGCAGCACCTCATCCTCAATCATCCCCTGCAACCACTTCTCCCGGCTGATCTCATCGTGATCTTCCCGGAAGCAGGTTTGCCATGAATCCACGAATCCCTCAACTCGGCTGCGCCGGCGAAGCTTAAACCGCACTTGATTCCAGTGCGGATGTAACAAGCCCTTCGACCAGTAGCCGTGGCGCCGACCGCTCTGCATGGATCCCATCACCGCAACGACTAACTGCATCGGCATCATGTAATGCGCGACATCCCCGAGCACGTACCAGGAATGCTTCTCGTAGAATTCACGATCTTCATTCCACGAGGATACGGCGATGAAGCGCCTCAAAAAGTTTCCACTGGGATCCATCATCCCGGAGGCCCACCAACCGTTCACCTTATTCGGTAGCGACCGCCAGACCTCTTGATTTTTCTCCCGGATCGCGGTGACGACGAGATCCGCCGCGGCAGCATGGTTGATAGCGCAGCGATAGGTGTTGATGCTGTCGGTGAGCTCGAGGCCGCGATCGCGCGCCATGGTCATCATGATCTCGCCGGCGTTCTCCCCAGGATCGGGTCGATCTTCAATGAGCGCCTGCCGCACCGCAGTGTTGAACATTTCTAAGGACGACATGCGGTGCTTGCGCCAGTGTTGGGAGTAATAGCCCCAGCGCTGGCAGTGTTCGAAATTGGAAAGGAGTTCGGCGGACGAGATCATTTTTCTTCGCGAAGGCGTTCGAGAAGCCACATGCGTGTCAGTGCGCTGACGGAGAGTCCTTGGGTTTGAGCTAATTCTTTGAGTTGATCCATTTGTCGCACTTCAACTCGGCACTGGATAACCGCATCTTTAGTGAACCGTTCGCACGCTTCCCGGCGAATCTTCTCCACACGCCGATTCAGTCGCACTTGCCGGTTCATTGGTTCTTTTCGCCGTTCTCATTCTTCCGGCGCCAGCGGTCACGGACCAAGTCATCGACGATGTGGATGAGCGCATTCATCCGATCGTTCATCTCTTTTGTGGACTTCTCCAGATCTGCGCTCACAATTTTGGCGTGATCTAGTACAGTTCGTGAAACTACAATTAATTCAGCAATCGCCTTCGTGTTCTTCTCTGTCAGTAGTTGTAATTCATCAAATGTCATTAATCCAATTGTAATACAAATGAATCTGTGTTAACAACAACTGTACGGCGAGACTTGGCTGGTCTAGGCAAGGTAAGGCCTAGCGCGGCAAGGCTAGGCAGGGTACGGTGGGGCCCGGCTGGGCAAGGCGTGGGGCTTATGGCCGTTTGAATCATTAGTGTGTTACAAACAATCATGAACCGTGATGAATGATGAACCCGTTCCATTTCCAGCCTCTTGGATGATTATCAGCTTGATCCTTATTTTCATAATCATCCGGCTATTAAAAGTCATCGGCCTATTCTGACCGCCTCCGCCTGCGCTCTGGCTAAGATGTCGCCCAACTGGCTGGCCGGCGCGTCCCCAGCCATGACGCTGAATCTCCGGTTCGCATCAGTAAACCGTGCATCACCTGGAGGCAGCAGCCGATCGAGTCGAGCATTAAAGTCGTCCAGCGTCATCGAAGCTGCAGCTGTAGCGGGTCTGGCAGCAGGTGGTGTGATCCGAGCAGAAGCTGACGGTTGAGTCGGATTAGTGGGATTACGGCCGAGGCGTTCCATCGCGTCCTTCCGATTCTGTACGGGTGCTGTCACTGCACCAACGGCAGTGAGCCCCAGGAAACGGGACATTCTCGGTGATACGTTCACCGGTCGGCCAGCAGCCTGACTCTGGTTAATAGCATCACGAACGTTGTTCTGAAAATTTAATTTTTGGTCCGGTGGCAGATTCTCCGCTGCGTCCATGATGTCTTCGGTCGGAGCGGTCAGAAAGTCCAGTATCTCGGGATTACTCATGATAGCGGCGACAATCTTAGGAGTTGCAAACGCAATGACGGCTCCGAGGCCAGCAGTGGCGAAACTATGCCCTGCCACAAAACCGATAGTGGCCGCGTTCACCGCGTAACCCAAACGATGGAGTTCGAAGATGGAGGTCGCGCGCCAGTTACGAAATGTGTTCAGAAGTTTTTCCCGTCGCACCTTAGCGAAACTCTCGACGGTCGGCAATTGCTCCTGGGGGATCTGTTTAGGAACGGCGCGGGTCGGTGGTTCTGGACGCCCTGGAACCCTGGTTCCTTTTAATGTATCCGCTTCTCTCGTGGCTGATTTGAGATTCTGACTCAGATCCGCAATTGCACTGGCATCATCGGCATGTCGAGTGCGAAGTCGCTTTAAGCGTCCAATCGCAATTTCATCCCCTCTTCCACGCATAAATTCATTAAAGGCTTCGGAGGGGTTTTTAGTACCGACACCTTCTCGAACTTTGGCGAGTGCGCTATCGGAGTCGTAGAAGAGATCCATGTACGACCGCCAGAAGGAGTCCGCATTGCGAAGGAGACCGCCGGCGTTATTACGCTCCGCAATCGTTGTCTTGGCCTTATCGATTTCGTCTTTCAGGTATTTCAACGCCTGATAGACATCACCCTGTAAACCGCCCCGCGCCAATCTTTCGCCGATCTCCGACGAATATCCTTGAAGTTGATCGAACGTAATGTTGCCGCCGAGATCTAGCGCGCCCTCCGATTTGAGACGTTCGTATAGCGGATCGCCAGGTTGCAGTTCACCTATACTCGTTTGCACTCCCGCTTCTTCTGGCGCTTTGCGCGCAAGATCACGGAACTGCTTAATATTTTCGGGCGAACCCTTCAGGATGTTGTCTTCAGCATGCTTCGCGGCCTGTGCCAAGCCGGCCAGTGGTACTCCCGGATCGTTTTTTACGGCATTACGGACGGCGGTATATTTCTCGTTTCCTTCTTGGCGAAGTTTCCCATCCAAGTCGGATACACGTTCACCCAGACGCGTGCTACCTTCTTGAACACTACGATCAAGAGCTTCTCCTCGAGCTGCGTTATGAGCTGCAGTGCGACGTTCTTCCACCTCCTGAGCCACTTTCTCCTTTGATGCTTGTGTCTTCTCCGCCGCAGCCAGATTTGCCTCCGCTTGCTTCTGCTGCGTTTCCGCGATCTTTGCCGAGGCTTCTTCAAGCTTAGGTTTTTCAATCTCTTCAGGTGTTGATTTGAGCGACTGTCGCAGAACATTACGTGCTCGCTCACGCAAACCCGCGACATCGGCAAGAGAACCAGCACCTGCTCGAACAACACCGAGACCCGCTTCAACAGCACCCGCCACAGGTTGCGCCGCTACACCGAATTGCCCAAGGGATTGATACATCTCTGGAAGATTCTGTTCTTGACGTGCTCGATTCGCCGCTGTGGCAGTTCTCTTAATCGCCTCCCACATCGCAGGTATCGATTTGGTTCCCCCTGGATCGGTTTGAATATTTCCAAACTGCATGAGGTTCTGCCACAGGTTTTTAATGGCTCCTGGCGTTGTCGCGATGGGACGCATGGGATCGATACCCAACATCTGCTCAGCACCGATCGCAAGATCGAGGGGGGCTTGCCATGCGGGGTAATTTTCGGGTCGGCTGAAGCTGGGGAGGTTCGATAAGTATTGCGCATGCGCAATTGCGCGGCGGTCTGCCAGTTGATCTTGCTTTTGTTTTGTCGCCGCCGTACTTGGATATTGCACAGTCGGGAACGGTCTCCCTTTTGGCTGTGCGGTTGGTGTTGCGACAGGGACTTTCGTAGTCGAAGTTGCCACGGGTGCAGTGGTCTGTCCTATAGCGGATGGCTGTTTGGATCGACGCTCTTTAACTTTCTGAAGTAAAAGATCCTGCTTATCGCGGGTCAGCGCTCCGAGCCGCCGCATCTGCTCGTCGTTCGGCAATGCGATGAATTCATCGATAGCGTCTTTTTGCGGCATTTTATTTACCGGGAGTGAGCGCGTCGTTTAGTCGGTTTTGAAGATCATCATTAGGAGTGCCACCTTGGACCCCTTGCGGTAACGGGATATCCGCAATTGCCTTAGCCTCCCGCTGGTATTCGTCATTCCATTCATTAAAATTCGCATCGAGCCATTTTGCTAGACCATCGCGAACATTATCTGGCATGACCTGTCCTGAAATTAATCTCTGAATGGCGTCTACGGTGTTCTGAACCCATCCACCAGCGTTCAGCTCCACATCGATCGCTTGTTGCGTATGGCTTTTTTGAATCGCTTCCAGTAACTGTCGATCGAAGGTAGGATTCTTCAGTTGCTGTGCTTGAGTTGCAAGATTCCTTAAGACCGCGGCTTCTTTAAGTTTCGTATTGGTTTGTTCCATCGCGGTTGCTGCTTTTTCACGATCACGGTTGTACTGGTTGAACCAGAAAGTTCGGACCTGACGATCTTCCTGGACTGCTTCTCGTCGCTTCCTTTCAGTTAGTGCATCCGCCGTGACTTGCGCCGTACGTTTTCGATCCTCAAGGAAACTCTCGCGAATAAATGAAGGGGTATCTGGTTCGTTAATGTTGACGTCGTTATACAACTTTCCAGTTGCTTTGTCCGTGATTGAAACTAAGGTGCCGCGGTCACGAGTGTAGGCAAGGCCCTTTGCCCCTGCTCCCCCGCCGACCAGTTTCCATCCTTGGTCTTCGGCGTCCTGTACCTCCTGCGGATCGGCGACATTCACAGGATGGAGGACACCTTGGCTGTCGATGTACTTTTCCTCTCGGTACCGAGTTGTCTTTGCTGGAAACGCTAACTCTTCAGCTCTCTTGGCGATCTGTTCTTTCGTCCAGTCGGGGTGAAGCCGTGTCAGAACACCGACGAACTCATCAAACTGCTGGCTGAGTGTCTGCGATTTCTCCGTCGGGTGTGCTGCCGCCACCATTGATTCCGGCGTCATCGTGGCACGCACATCCATCATCGGCCGGCCGGGTTGCCTGCCAACGAATCGCTGAATGCGCTGAATCAGCTGTGGAGTTTCGTGCGCTCCGTAAAGTCCGTTATGCATCTGCACTGTACGGTTCAGCTGATTGTAAAGATCGCGAACCTGATCCTGATTGGGACCGGGAGTGGTCAAGGCCTGACCAAGCGGCCGACCTTGAAGCGCTTGCGCGAGATTGGCGCTAATGTCCTGTGCCTGCTTTTCGTATTTATCCGCCTGCAAGTCGCGGTCTTGACGCCGGCGATCGGCACTGGCAATCAGCAGGTCGCCAATGCGATTTAAACCCTGACCAATTCCTTCGCCAACTCCAAGACCAACGCCATCTGCCATCGTAAACTCCTAGAATAAAGGTGGAGCGATATCGGTCGTCGGTGGGAAAAGACCTCCTCCCGCGGCACCAATTTGTCCGAGCGGCTGGGAATAGGTCGGAGTACTGATGGGCGGCATACTGATCGAGGGTGTTGGACTCAATGCTTTCGCCGCACCGCTCAGCGCTCCGTAAACGCCTCCTGTGGCGACATTCGCTGCACCACCAATCAGTGAGCTGAGCATGGATGCTGTCGCCGCGCGCCGCGAGTTGATATCCGACTGTGCGGCCTGAGTTCCAATATTCAGTGCATTCATCATCGTATTGAGTTCCTCTGAACCGATTCCAGCCAATGACTGTGCAGCTCCAGCTTGCTGCTGACCAATCAATGTATCGATCTGCTTCCGGATTTCATCTTCGCTTTGTGCACTCTGCGCCGCTGCTCCACCGGTCCTCGCTGTCCCTCGAGCGGCGGCCTCCCGCCTCGCCGCATCCGCAGCTTCTCTTGCTGCATTTGCCGCCGGCGAGGCCTGTTGCATGATCGCCTGCCGATTGCCTCCGAGAAGCGTTCGGAAGAAGTTACCCGCTTGTCCGATGTCCTGCGTTCCGGACGCCGTGAACGTCGGAACGGTGGTTCCGCGCAAGGTGTTGAGGAATGGGTTTTCGAACGGCATTTACACGCGCCTCATCGCCTAATGTACCTTCGGGTTCGATGCCGCAGAGAATGATATTTCGGAGTCGTGTACTCCATGTAGGCCAGATTCGGCGTCCCCGTCAATAAGATCCGCGTTACCGATCCATCGCAAATCTGCCAACCGGAGCCAGGATCCGCGACCATATCCACGAAATAGCCACCTTGGCCATCGATCAGCTGCCAATTCGTGCCATCCCAGATCGCCGTGTGATTGTAGTCGCTTACAAAATAAAGAAATCCGGAATCCACCTTGCCCAACTCAGTCGGCGCCTCGTCTCGCGTTCCAAACGTAATCCAGCGCGCTTCCGACTGCGTGTCTGCTGTACGTTGAACCGGAACAATGCCCGAAACTTGCTGAGGCGGTTTCGGAACCGTGAAGCCCAGCTTCACTAGGGCCGAATTCAAACCGGTTAAAAACGTCGGCGTCGAGACGTACATCCCGATCTGATTAACCACGCCTTGAGGCGTCGTGTAGGTCTGGGGTAGCCCGTCAATGACGGATGCATGCACACCGAGCATCTTGACGTTCTGGTCGGTAATTGCCTGCAAGGCGTTGTGGCCGTCAATAATCTCCCGGAGCTTCACCACGGTATGGTGATCCTGGATGCGGTTTGGGTAGTCAATCGGACCTGGAGTCTTGCTCATACCTTCCTGATAATTTTCCAGATGAAGTACGCCAAAACCAAGATGATGAAAATGCCGAGCAAGTATTGCCAGTCAATCATGGATTCGCATTCCCTCCGAAACCGTTACATTTTGTACAGAAGCCCGTGCGGCCCCATTGACATGCTACGATCTCGGTATCTTCCTCGATCAGCGCAAACGGAGAAGGAGATGTGAGATGGAACTTCGCGAGAAGGAATTTGTTGAACGTCGGCACGAACTCTGTTTTCACGTACTTGCCATTGGTCCCCGGCAATTCAATGATTTCGGGTGGCGTCTTATCATAGGCATCGATCTTGAGTGTAATCGGATCGTCGCCGTCGGTCTGATAGGCTATCCGCATCCGATAAATAAACCAGTAGCCGTCTAGCCCGCAATTCGTCCAAATCGATTCCCAACTCTTGATTTCAACCGGCTGCGGTACGAACTCCATCGTGTATTCGTAGAGCGTGGTCACCAGCCCCGACGTCGGACAGGAACCAGGATTCGGGTTCAGCTTCGTGAAATCATCGGTCCATGTGAACAGAATTCCGAGTGCCGTCGCGTCCATCTTCTTATGCGGCGGTTCAACTGGTCCTTCTTCGCCGACGGGAATGAGTTGCTGCGTGCGTGTGTCTTCTTCATCGATCGCTTGCGCCGCACCGAGGATCTGACCGTTCGCTACAGGTGAAAGCGTTCCGCCGGAAGGCGATCGCATGTCCACCATCGAATCCATCCAGTCTTTCCGCACGCGCGAGTCACCACCATCAAACTCCGCTGTCGAAAGCAAAACCTTGATAGGTGTGACGCCGTCATTGTGGAGATCGACCTCGCGCCAGACGCCGCCGTTGTGATCGGCGTAATAGAGTTCCTCGTAACGACTCTGCGCCGTCAACAGGGTGGCCGGCGGCTGTACCGGCTGAAAAGAGGTAGTGATCGGATCGTTGTAGTCATCCACCGACCACCGCGCGATCAACTGACCCTGATCATCGGGCGTCATATCGCAAACCAGCGTCCGCGCGGTGTTCGAGCAGTCGCGATAATGCGCACGCAGAATGTTGTTCATCACCGACAGCCGGAAGGACGACGCATATTTGTATTCCGGCGCCCAGATCGTGTACTCCGCATACTCAATATCGAAACCGTGCGTGATCCCCGTTTCACCCTGCGGAAACAGGTTGGCGATATCGTTCGTCAGAAACTGCGCCACCTGATTCGGGACCATCGCCATGATGCCGTCTTTAGCCCAGAAGTAGACCATCTTCCCGTCGGTGGTGTGGGCATAAGGAGCCGCCAAGCCTCTCCCGGTCGGCATCTCCACGGGATTCGGACTAACGGGATTTCCCGATGGCTGACATTGCCACCATCGCTTGGAGGAAGCGATGAGAGGAAATCCGTCCACGACTTGTCCACCCAGAAGAGGTTCCGAAGGAGGCGTAAGATCGTAGGCATTATTTGGTGTCGCATCGGGAGCATTGGGCTTTGATCCCTGAAAGGTTCCTGGCCGGAACGTGTCCCCGCAGGCCCAGACCACACCGTTCGCATCCGGTCCAAAAACGTAGGGCAGTGGTTGATTGGCGACGATGGGTTCGGCGACAAACGTGTCGGGATTTGTTATTGCGCCGGCGCACTCGAGAATCTCGATTTGCCAGCCTCCCGTAATCAGGACCGGACGCCGCCAGAGCGTGAAGGTCTGATTCAGGTTCAGAGTGATCAGTGTTCCAGCCAGCCAGCGGTTGATCGATGGGGGAAAGTCGGTCCCCACGAAGTTGATGATGGTGCCAATGACGGTGATGCTAAGATCGGTCGGATGCCAGGGCACATCCACCGTCGGCCACGGTTCAAAATTATCGAATTCGAGTTCGCTGCCTGCGAAGGCGGCAGCGTCAAAGCTGTTATCCCGGAACCAAGCATCGGAAGCGTGAGCCGATCCGATCCATCTCCAACTCGTTACGGATCCGCCATACCTGTAGATATTCCACGTATCGATCTGGGGATCGTATATTGCGGGCATTTGTACCCAGACGGGCTGAACCCTTGGCGTGACCCCATAACGGGTTGCTGGACTCGGATTCGATTCAGTTCCAGTCAGTGATGAGCGTCCGACGATGCGGTAATAGTAAGGGCTTCCCGAGGCTCCCACATCCGGCTGGCCCCCGCCCCCAACCCAAATCCCGGCAAAGCCAACCGTAAAGGTACCCGTGGTGATAAGCGCAATCTGGATGGCCTTGAAATCGGCCAGAGTGATGGAATGGCTGCCGCCGGTCCGCTTCAGGGACTGGATCGGCACAATCAATTCCGTATAGACTCCGGCAAATCCAGCGGCCAAGGGCACATTGAGCGTGATGATTCGGCCATCAGAGCCGAAGATCTGGACTTCGCCCGTATCCGGATTGATGCTGATGGCGTTCTTGGGATTGAGGACACTAGCCGCATTGTAGCCATGCTGGATGAGGGCATCGTAAATCGCCTGATAGGTTTGCTTGTTGTTGGCTAGAAGTTGGCTCGTCGTAAACTGCGACTGGTCGGAGGCGGGAGGCTTGCCCGTATCCGCAGCCGCTCCGAGAATGGATGTGGAAACCGGGTAATAGTAAGTGTCTTTGGTGAACGACCCGTCATTGATGTCGAACGAAACCTTCATCTGGATCAGCTCTTGCGGTGTGGACGACCCGGGGTCCGGCACC